GAACAGAGCCATCGGAGCACCGCCCTTCTTGGCGTTTTTCCAGGCGTTACCGAAATCGAGCGTGGTCAGGTTGCCGAACGTCTTCATGTCCGAGTTGATGCCCAGCTCGTTGTCCTTGTCCCACTTGTCGGCGTACTTGTTCATGTCCTGCTCGACGACCTTCCCAAGGAACAGGTCTTTGTAATACTGGGTGCCCTCGCGGCGGTTGCCGGTCTTCTTCTGGGCGCTTTCGTTGCCGATGATGACTGCTGCCAAGGCAGCCCATGGGCCAGCAGCGGCCATGCCGCCCATTGCCCCGCCACCTGCCGCGCCTGCACCAGCACCCGCACCAGCTCCGGCGCCAGCGCCAGCACCTGCGGCACCTGCTGCCCCGGCGCCCCCTGCATAGGTGGCCCCACCTACGCCGCCGCTTACCAGCGATCCGCCCAGGCCAAAGCCCGTGCCCGCCGTTGCCGCGCCACTGGTTGCGCCGGCAGCGCTTCCGATCAGCCCAGCGCCAGCGGTTGCGCCTCCATAGGTGAGCCCCGAACTGGCAGCGCTCAACCCCATTCCAGTAGGCGCATAGGTGGCCGCCACGCCAGTGCCAGGCCCGCCGCTCACCAGTGCGCCAGCCTCTGGCGCAGCACTGGCGCTTACTGGCGCCGAACTTGTTGGCGCTGCCGACTCGCTGCCCTTGAACCGGTCGATGATGTCGCGCACCTGGCTGGCCGACGGCTGCTGCTCGCTCTGGGATTGCTGGCTCTGCTGCCGGCGCAGCTCGTCCTCCTGCCGGCGCCGCTCTGCGGCCTTTTCCTCGTCCTCACGACGGCGGCGCTCGTCTTCCTGCTGCTGGGCTTGCTGGCGCTTCTCGACGGCTTCACGGATGGCTTGCCCATTGGAATAGCCATCCATGAACGAGCCGAAGCCTGTTCCCCATCCAGCCATGATTAAGCCCTCGCCTGTTTACGCTTGGGCGGGGTGATCCCTTTCCCGGCAAGCGAAGAAACCGCGTCGGCCAGCTTATCGACCTTCTGGTCAAGCTCCTGGGTGGCCTTCATGTTGACGCCGATCGCGTCAACGACCGGGATGGACTTGCCATCACCTTTGCCGGTGGCGCGCTGGAAGTCTTCCGCATAGGCGCCGATGTGACGACCGCCATCGCCTTCGCCTTGCTTGTAGCTCCATTCCTCTACCGGCATTTCGTTGATGGCATCGAGCGCGCCATCCACCGGCACCTTGTCTTCCTTCACGTCCTTGGACGAAGACATGAACATGCCGGCCATGGAGCCGATACCGCCCATCAGTCCGCCGAAGTTCGAGCTGCTGGCCTGCTGCTGGGTTGCCCAGGCGCTAAGCTGCCCCTGGTACTGCTGGTTCAGGATATTGGCTTGGTTGGCATAGCCATTGGCCGCACCGCCGAAGCCGTTGGTCATGATGGCGTTGTTCGAACCCCAGCTTGCATTGGCCGCCAGGTTGCTGTTCAGCGCCGAGCTACCGGCAGTCAGACCCAGCCCAGCTGAGCCTGCCGCTTGTGATGGCAAGCCTTTGCCCATGTTGATGGCATCGGCACGCATTGCCATGCCCTGCGACCTGACCTGGTTTCGCGCGGTGTTGCGCGCCCCGGCAGCAGCAAGCCCGGTCTGAAGCTCAGACGCACGATCCATTCCTGCGAAGCGCCCGCTGTTCGGGTTCACGCCCATGGCGGCCATGCTTCGCTTGGAGGCTGCTCGCTGCTGGGAAGCGCTGTTGAGTACGTCGGCGCTCGCCTCGGCGGCCATCTGCGCTTGACGGTCCTGGCTGTCCCAGTTGTTCGCGTCCTTGACGTACTGCTCTTCCATCGGCTGGAAGGTCGTCTTGTAGCGGTCGCGGTCTTCCTGCGCCCACTGGTTCGCACGGTCCTGGGTGGCAAGCTGCTGCTCGGTAACCCGCTTGGTCAGCGCATCGATGTCGATCTGGCGTTCATTTGCTACGCCATAGGCCTCACGAGCGAAGTCCAACCACTCTTCGCTGATCTTTGCCTGCATCTTCGCGGCTTCGCCGATTTGCGGGTCCGGCGCTGGCGCTTTCGATTTTTTACCGCCCATGGCGATATTCCTCCGGTATCCAAATGCAATTGCGCCGGAGCATGCCGAGCACGACTAGATCGTCGTTGTCCGTCGCTTCGGCCATTCGACCCTCGACCTGGAAGCCAAGTCGCAGGTCCAGAGTCAGGGCATTGGTGTTTTTGGCGGGAACCAGGGCAGTCAGACGCTTCAATCCGAGCTGAATGAATGGGTACGCGAAGGCTTCGCGCAGGAATGTCCTGCTGGCCCATCGCTTGCCGCCGTCGCTGACAACATGGATGTTGCTGCCGATGTCGGTGAAACAATTGTACATGGCGACGGCCTGGATTACGCCGTCAACCTCGACGCCAATGGCGTGGGTATCGCTGTCGATGGCGTTGTCGTCGTAGCGAGCTGCCGCCCAATCCAGCAGCTCGTCCTTGTCGGTTCTGATCCTGAGCCCCATAACATGCCCCGTTTGCGATTTGCAAACATTCTATTGGCAATCGAAACAGTCGGCCAGTGGCTAAGTGATGATGGCTGTCTTTAAATCGACCAGGGCCTGGCGCAGTGATGCAACATCGGCACGCAAAGCGTTATATTCACCAGCCGTTGGCGCGGCTGACACGTTGCCGGATGACAATCCTGGAATATTGACGCCCGCAACTCGGGTCCGTATCCCGTTCAGGGTATCTCGCACACCGTTGACCGTGGTTTGCAGGCTCGTCAGGTCACCAGTCACCGCTGTAATCTGCCCCTGAGCCTCGGCCAGCTGCTGCTCGATACCGTCTGCTTGCTCCTGCAAGGACTGAATCCGACCGTCGAGTGCGTTCACCTCCAGTTGCAGCTCGGCAAGCTCGTCCTCAAGGATTTGTAGGTTCTGCTCTGCGTTCCCGATGCGGGCGGTCAGTTCGAGAATGTCACCCTGAGCAAGGCGCACCTCTTCCACCAGTGCTTCCAGGCTCTTTCGTATCGCCGCAGCCGACTCCTTGACCGTAGCAATGAAGGTTTCGACCTCAAGCAGCTGAGCCCTGCGCAGCGCGGCCTGGCTCTTTTTTTGGTCGCCTCGATCGCCGTTTAGGACTTCGACTATCTCTTTGAGCTTCCTGAACTCCGCGTCTGCGATGGTCATCCTGCAGCGATCTCCGATGGAGTGTTGGCAAGGGTGATGCCCGTCACCTCAACGTTGCCTCTCACGATGATTTCCCACGACCTAGCCGTGAAGCCTGCCGGCAGCCTGGCCACCTCATTGATTTTATCGACGTAGCCGACCTCTCGACCGTCCGCGATGATGGTGATCCCGATCGCCGGATCGTCACGGTCCGCGCTGGCGAGTAGCGACCCACCAATCGGCACAACCCCGACTGCGGTTGCGCCCATGTCGCCCCCTGCCGCCCCGGCTGCGATCAGTGCCGTATTGCTAGCCCTTATGGCTGCGGCTGCGGCTGCGATCTTGGCGCGCTGGCTGACCGAGGACACGTCCTCACCTTCCACCAGAATAGCGCCGAAGTTCGTGTAGCTGGGCAAGACGAACAGCTTCGACCGCCATGTCTGTTCTCCAAAAGGTTCAGACAGGGCATCCCACTCGTAAACATCGTTCCCGGACAGAACGTAAAGCGATCCCGACTCGATGTGGAAGTACATGGCGTCGGCATAATCGAAGTTGCGAATGATGAACGGAGTGGTGCCGGACAGATCGATGATGATCGTTCCGCGCTGCTCGATGCCGTCATCGTCCGTGTAGTTGTAGGACGCCATATAGCGCCCGGAATACTGCGCGGCCTTGAACGAGTACGGGTTCATTTTCAGCCACTGGTCGCGCCTGATAAGCGCCTCGGTCGCAACGGTAGCCCCGTTCGTGCTGATCGTGACTAGGCCCGAGTGAGACGGGTAAGCGATCGTATAGCCAAGGTCTACGATGCCCTGGGCATTGATGCAGGGCAGGTTTACCTCCAGCTTTTCCATCGTCATGTTCTCCGGCGCCGTGCCAGTAGCGATGTACGGCGAAGCCTTGGTCATGATGACAAGCGAGCTGCCAATCCAGCCCAGCCCCACGATTTCTGAGTCTACCGTCAGGACGTACTTCTGCGGCCAGGCGTGCGGGATGTATGGCTCGGTAAAGTACAGGTCTTTGCCAGTAAAGGCGGCCATCATGCCGTTAGGGCCGGCCACGATCCCCGACAGGCTGTCGGGCGGCGGGTTGTAATCCGTGGAGCTGATCGGCTCGACGATATCCAGCGAGTTATCGACAAACAGATCAGTCGAAGCAGGCCGCTCCGCGATGAAATTCAGCGTGGTGATCCCTAGCGAGCTGGTCTGAGACCTGTATATGCGCTGCCTGTTCACGCGGCGAGCGGTATCAGGTGGATCAAACGCGCCCAGGGTAACGACCAGGCCGGGGCTCCACAGAATTTCACCACTCAGTGGAGATGGCTCCGACTCTTCATCGAACTCGGTAACGTTCGTGTACACGTAGGTCACGGTGCTGAACAGCTCCGGGTCAACCTCACCCTCCCAGCTAATGGTCACCTGCTTGCTAGGCCTTGGAACCTTCAGCTGGAAGGTCGATCCGCCGACGCGAAGCTTTGGAACGCCATCGCCAGTGATGTACAACCGGTTATCGGCGACAGGGCCTTCAGCGACGTTGACGACCTTGTTCCAGCTCAGCCACGTACCATTGAACAGATAGATGGTTTTCAGCCCGCTACCGCTTAGCGCCCTGACGAACCGCGCGCGGCGAATTGGAGTGATCGCCCCGTTGTCCAGCTTCGTGTTGGCCGCAAACTGCGCATAGTTATCTTGCAGCAGGCGCGGCGTGGTGCGCGGAATTTCCCCGGCAAACCCGGCGATCCTTAGTTTCATTGCGACACCACAGAGTTTCCGATGGACACGGCCAGCGGGCTCGATCCGATCTCCAGGGCGGCGATGGCATCGACGGTCAGCGGAAGCATCACCGAGCTGCCAGACGCGAACACGCGCGCCTGGGTGCCTTCTTGGGCGCGCAGCACCGTTACCGAGTCGCCATTGCGGGCCGTAGCCTTCAGGTACTCGACGTTGCCGCTGGTATCGACCAAGGCAAGCGGGAACCAGTCGCCGGCCTCCAGCGCTGGGAAGCGTGAGCCATGCCCGGCTGCCAGGGATATGCTGGTCTGTACGGCTGTGACCGTCGCCGCCAGGGTGCTCTTGGCGTTGTTCTTGAGCTTCAGGCCCATCTATTTCACTCCTGTAGTTTCAAGCCATTTTCGGGTCAGCAGCAGGCGCTCGCGCAGCTGGGCCTCTGGCACCGCGTTTGGCCTGGCGCCGTAGTTCAGCAGCGCGCAGATCGATGTGATGATCTCGAAGTGCCAGAACCCGAACCATTCGGCGGTATCTGGGTTTGGGCACCAGGTGTTGGCCATGAAGCCCTCGGCAACCCACAGGCCTTCCAGGTATCGCCACGACCGGATGATAAGGCGATCGCACAAGGCGGCGGTGGCCGGGCTCGCCAGCTTCAGCCAGACACATGCTCGCAGCACCAGGGCGGCGATGTGTGGCTCGTCATACAGCGACTGCACCGGCTTCAGGCGTGGGTCTTCGAAATCGGTTGGCGGCCCCATGCCGTCCTTCCAGTATCCGTCAATCCAGGCCAGCCAAGCCAGCGCCATGTCGAGCGACAGGGCAGCACAATCCGCAAAGCCCGGCTTGTCGCGGGCCATCCATGCGCCCTTCGTCAGGCTCTCAATGACGCGCGCCTGGTAACCGCCCCAGCGGGTGTTGGGGTCATCGTTGGTGTAGACCCAGGTGTGCGGCGTGGGATTGCCCAGGCTCATGCGCGCCGGAGTGTTGAGCACGAAGGTATGGGCGAACGGCCCGTTGAAGCCCGCGTCGGCCTTCCACTTTTCCTGGGCGTGCTTGAGGAACAGCAGCTGCTGCTCCATCAGCAAAGCCGCCTTCGGCTTCGTTACGCCTGCAGCCGTCTTTGGCTGAATGGGATGAACCAGGCCGCCAGAACTGTTTGCTACCGGCAGGTCTTCAACCGTCAGGCCTGGGTGGACGACATCCGCATCATTCTCCAGCACCAGCCAGAAATCAGGCAGCTGGTAACCGTGGAAGGGTGAGCCGTTCCAGCCGACGAACTGCTGGTTGATGGTGTCGGCGTTGATGGCGAACGGCATTGCACCAGGGAAGTACGGCATCTGACTGCCGCGCTTGCCGTCCTCTGTTGCCTCGGCGACCAGGCGCATGTTGCGCACTCGCAGGTGATAGCCGGCCACGCTCTCGACCGAGATGCCGAAGTTCTCCAGCCGGGTTCCTGGCGGGAGTGGCGCGTTGTCCAAGTCCTTGCGAACGAAGCGCTCGATCGGCACGAAGAAGTCCGCCACGCCGCCCCGCGCGAATGAGGTTACCGCGCCGGCCCACCCCGGCATTGCTGTCAGGTCCGCATACCAGCGTGTCGCACCGCTGTAGGCCTTTGTGCTCGACAGGTAGACGTAAAGCTTTTGCCCCGAACGCCACTGGCTGACAGCCAGCGAAACCCAGAGGTACTTGTCTGCATCCTGGTAGGCAGTTTTCTGGCGCCATGAGTCGTTGAAACCACGGCCTATCTGCACCTGGTTCTGAGCGCCGGCACCTGGAACAGAGGCAAGCAGGCTGCCATCAGTCTCGCGGCTCCAGAAGTTGTAGCCGGTCCAACCTGGATTCATGCCCGACGGCGGCGGCCCTGCAAGCCGGTGATCCGAATAGCAGAACATGCCAGACGGTTCGCCATTGGCCGGAAGCGCTGGGAAGCCGGGCATTGGCTTAAACACTTCGCGCAGGTCGCTGATGGCCTGGCCGCGCACGGCGGTGCGGCGCATGGCATCGCGCAGTGCCTTCCACTTCGTCGAGTAGCTGGCGCGGCTGTCGTGCCGGATAGCCTCGTCCATGGCCAGGTCGAACCAGCGGAACGTGTCGGGCGCGCAGGCAGCATAGCCATCAGCAAGGCGCGTCCAGAACGGCCAGGCTTCTTGCGCCTCGCCTTGCTTGATGGTCCCGGCCTGGCCATAGCTATAGACGATCTTCCAGCGCCCAGTGACGCCGGCAGGCACAGGAACTTCAACCTTGCCGCCGACCAGCTTCCAGGAGGTGATTGGAACCTGCGTTTCGCCGGCAGGATTGGCAACGTCGAATGCAGGGCTGTACGGGTTCTGGTACAGCAGCTCGGACGCAGCTGGGTAGATCATCCATACACGCGAAATCTCTTCGGCATGGTCGGTGACCAGCAGCTTGCCGTTGGTCACATCAGCCTCATAGGCGTAGTTGGTACGCTGCTGCGGGATCGGCCCGCGCGCAGCGAAGAGCCAGTGCAGCAACGTGATGGTTTCTACGCTGCTGGGGAACGGTTGGCGCAGCATAGGCCCACGGCGCCCGCCGTCGCCCAGCGCCGCACACATTTGCAGGGCCAGGGACAGATACCAGTTGGCCTCGGCCCGATTGTTCTTAGCCAGCGCGTCATAGGCCAGGAATGCGCCCTCGATCGCGACAGCCTGCCCCTCAGACGTGCCGGAATACTCGTGGAAGTACCCGCCGCGTCCCAGCACGTTGTGAAAGCTGTTGGTGATCAGCCCGTTCTTGATCAAAGGACCAAGGCCTGGCTGTCCTGGGTCAGGCTTGTAGTCGTCCTGGTCAGGGTTGCCAGGCGTCCCTGCTGGCGGGATGATCCGGCAGACCGCGACCGACGAGCCCAGCGACACGTCCTTTGGCTTGTCGATCGCGACTTCAAAGGTCCGCTCTATCGTGGCGTCCTTGCGATCGATGATCTCGATCTCGACCGTCTTGCTGGTTTCCCCAGGTTCGAACGTCACAGAGCCAGAGGCGGCAACGTAGTCGCGTCCGGCAATGGCCTCCTTGTCCCGCGTGTGCCAAGTCACGGTAACTAGATTCCGCGCGACTCTATTCAGCTGGATAGTGTGTTGTGCTTTCATTGGTCACCCCTTCTGGCTGAAGGTAAAGGCGACAATGATCATTGCAGCTCTTCCAGCGCAGTAAGGCGAGCCTCGAAACCTCGGGCGATGAACGCATACAGCTCGTTTTCACGGAAGCTGAACCGGTCACCAGCTTCACGCACAACCTCCGTATAAGCCGGTCGGATCACCACGCCTTCGCCATCTACTTCGTCGGGGTGGTCTACCGTCTCTTCCTCCCACTTGTCGTAGCAGATGAATCCGTAATTGAGTGGGTCCAGGCCGTGGGCTTCCAGCACGCTTTTAGCGCGCTGAACGGTCATGCCGCAGTGCTCACGAGCATTCCTGGAGGGGTCACCTTCTTTTTCTGCTATCGCAGACAGGAACCGGAAAAACCCGATTTCCCTTGCGAGTTCCTTAGCTGCCTGAATCTCAGCTTCAGAGAAGATTCTGACATCGGTTTTCTCACGCGCATCGGAGGTGTTGATTGCCCCTGTGCCAGCATAAACAACGGAGAAACGCAGGCTGGCACTGCCTGCCGACACGTTGTTGTCAGTAGCAGGCAGAAGCGGCTGCGTCGGACGCGGCTGATATGGTGTCTGCACGCCGGCAACAATTCGGTAATTAAGAGTAGAGTTATCGCCCCGCGCCTCCACCCTAAATGTGTTGTTGTTGCAATTCGAAATGGTCACAAGGTAACCAGAGGCGACTGCGGTTCCGTTGAAATCGGTCAGAGGAACTGTGGAAGAGTAATATGAGAAAACACTCATATCGACACTCTTCATGTAATCGATGACTTCTGCCCACGTAGAAAAGAAGCCGCCAGACAGTGGATTGGGCAGGCCGCCCTGAGATCGGGGATAAAGACCTGACGCCCTGAAAATTTCCGAAAACGTCGATGCGGTAGTTGCGCAATCAGAGAAATCAAGAGCGTCACGGTCAGGGCAGAACTCTTCGAAAATGTAGAGTCCTTCTACATTCGCAATTGCATCAGCGGTCGTGCTGGTAGCGCCAACCATCAGCGAGTATACCTTTCCCGTCTCCTTGACGTACTGGACACCTTCGTTTTCGCAATGGCCAGGGTTGAAGCCATAGCTACGCAGTTTTGCTACAAGCTTTTGCGGGCTCAGAAGGAAATCGCCAATCAGGTCGCCCTGCCGGGTAAATTTCCTGACGCCGAAGGCGCCATACTTTTGGTTGTTATAGGTTGCGCCATCCCAAAAGCCCCCCATGCCCAGGTAGATGTTCTTCCCATCGTAGGCCATGCCCTGCATCTTCGAGATGGCGCCCTCGTAGGGAAGCCCTTCATTGATGCCGCACTGCAAGGGGCTGATGTATACGCTACCGATCTGCGTAAAACTGGCGTCAAAGATACCGAAGTAACCACGGGATCGAAATTGACCGAGCGGAATCACGGTGTTGCTAGAAAGCAACCATTCATCAGCATGCTCAGCAAAATTGCGCTGAACGTTGACCGGAAAGGTCGCCATAGGGTTAAGCGTCTGCCACTGCGCCGTCGCAGTGATGTCGAAGACCTGGAAGTTATCGGCTCCGCGCAGATATAACTTACGAATGCCGCTCTCGTACTTAATCACGGCGTTCTCGGACACATATGTCAGCGGGCATCGGTAAGTCTTGATGTAGGCCCCGCCTGGCCAGGCGAATACGGTGACCTGTCCGGCCTCTGCGATAAACAAAATCTCGCCTGCAGCCACGTCGATGCAGAACGACTGCGGGTAAATAGACCCAAACCGGGATACGGCCTCCGCATACTGCGGATGCTTGTAAGGGAAGGCCTTGACCTTCTTCTTATAGGCAAACGCTTCCACTGCTGACAGGTCTTTGCGATCAAGCTTTGTAGGCAACACCTTCAGCTCGCCACCAACTGTGCTGGGTGGGTACGGCAAATCGGCATTGAAAGCGGTCAGGGCCGCGCCCTTTGCTGGATCACTTCCATTCGATAACGCAGCCAATGGCGCAGCAGCGAGACTGTCGAGCCACTGCGTATACGTCCCGACAAACGTTCCATTTGCTACGGCTTCCTCATAGGCCGACATACCGCGCTGACCGCGATCGCCTTTGAAGCCACGCTTACCACGGAAGACGTTGCTCGGCATGATGACGACTTGGCCAGGCTCTGACTCGTCCACGGTCGCGTTAACCGCTCCAGTGATGGCAACGGTGAAGAATTTGCGCTCTTCAGTCGGCGGCTGAAGAACCTGGATATTGACGGACTTGCTGGTTTCGCCGGGCTGAAATACCAGCTGACCGGAAGCCGGAACGTAGTCGATGTTCTCCACGGCAGTGCCGTCGCGCGTCTCCCAGTTGAGGGTGACTGTCCGGGTGCTCGCCTGGGCCAGGGTGAATACAAACTGGGCTGTCAGATCGGTGTCGGGCATATGCTGTAGTTCCATTCAAGCGCTGGGCGCATTCGTTATTGGGTGTTGGCGAGCACGGGTAACAGCAGCTGCAACTTGTGCGTCTGCGCGGTCTTCCAGTCGTTTCGGAGAAGGCCACCAGTATCCCCCGAGTTAGGGTTCAGGCACCAGTAGCCGAAGTGGCCTTCGTTGCTGTTCAGGTAGTTCATCAGCTGGATAGCCCACTGCTTTTCCAGCTCGGCGTTCGGTTTCGCGGTACCGCCGCTGTCGATACCGAAGTGGCCGCCAAATTCGCCAACCCAGACCGGAGCGATGTTCTGTTCCAGAATGAAGCCCCAGGCAGCTTGGAAGACAGCCGGTAGATTGTTCGGGTATCCAGCGACCGGCTGCGCGGCAGTGGCAAGCCAAGGCTGGGTGCCGACGCTCTGCCCATAGTCATGCGCGGAATAGACCAGCTTGTTCTGCTTGCCGATCCTCACCGGGCGCGTGAGTACGCCGCCGAGTTGGCCGCCCCACCAGTAGTTCCTGCCGTTGTACGTTCCCACGCCTTCGACGAAGACCAGCCAGCCGGGCGCCACTTGGTGCAGCGCGTTGGCACACTCTTCGGCCAGGCCGGCCCAGGTCGGCCAGTCGTGGTTGTGCGGCTCGTTGTGCAGGTCGGCGCCGATGACGTTCGGGATGCCCTTGTACCTGTTGGCCAGCATGGTCCAGGTAGCGATCCACTGGGCCTTGGTGTAAGTCGAGCTGATCGGCGACCCATCGGCGCCGTCGCCGATCGTGCGGCGATGGTGATCCAGGATGATCATCAGCCCCTTGGACACGGCGTAGTTGATCAGGATGTCCATCACGTCGATAGGCTTCTTCGGCTTGCCCGGCGTGGTGCTTTGCAGGTCTGGGTTTGGGCTGAAGTTGACGCCCGAGGCGTCGGAGCCGTCGAAGGTGTTGCCGGCGAAAGGAATGCGGATGGTGTTGAAGCCCCAGCCCACGATCTTGTCGATCAGCTCCTTGTATCCGACTGCCCAGAGGCCGGCAGGCACACGGTTGCTACCCTCGGCGCCGAACCAGTTGAGCGCCTTGATGCGAACGGCTTCCCCGCTAGGGCGAAGGATTCGCCGGCCCTGGGTAACCAGCGGGAAAGGATCGGTAGACGGCTCCGGGTCTTCACCAGGATCAGGCTCGTCGCTGTAATCGCTGGTGAACACGACCATGCTTCCGCTCACCGAAACGTCAGGTGCGAAGTCCTGGTCGGCTCCTGCGCCAATAATCGCCAGCGAGCCTTGACCGATGACGAATGGAGCCAGAACAGCCTTGGCCGCATCGCCCTGCGTGTAGATGCCGAACTCGACGTTCTTCACCTGGCCCACGGTCGTGGTGATCGTTAGGCGCACCGTATGGCGTGCGCGCGGCTGTCCGCCGAACAGGCGCAGCACAACGGCGGTATCGGTGAACTTGACGCGCTCGATCTTGATGCTGGACGGGCGCACGGAAGCGCTGGCGAAGGCAATACGCTCCTTTGCCCCCAGCCAGCGGTCCAGCTTGATCACATAGTCCCGCCGGTCGTGCGGGTTCTTCAGGATGTACTCGATCAATTGTCCACCTCGACAACCACGCTGCCGTCAGGCTCGACGCTCAGGTACACGCACGCGCTGGATTGGGGCGGCAGCGCGGTAATCGGTGTGCCAGGCACGCCATCAACTTCGTCTTCTTTGCAGTTGCAGTCGTAATCCATGCGGTCCTCACATGAAGTTGGGGCGAGTGCGCAGCGGGCCGCGCTGAATGCCGGTCACGTACTCGCGGCTGATTTCGTCCAGGCGGCGCTCGAACAGGTTGTCGCGGTAGGCAGCCAGCTCGACGTTGGTGAACGGCTGGGCCGGGACCGAAAGGATTCGAGCCAGGGCACCGTTCACCAGCATCTCGCGGTGACGGTCCAGCACGACCTTTGGCGCCCTGGTGGCGTCGGCAGTGGGGATCAGGTAGGCACGCACGCGGATACGGGCACCACGCTGCACCGGGAATATGGCAATGGAGTCGCTATCCGCCTGGGCGAAGTAGTGCGGGCGCCCGCCAGGGTGGCAGTCGTCGCGCATGCCATACATTTGCTGGCTGGTGATGGCTTGCATGGTGCTGCCACCGATGAACACGCGGTCAATCTGGTAGAGCTGCGAACCCTTGGGGGCGACGATCAGGTTATCGGTATCGCAGCCCATCTCGAATTCATCGTCCACAACCCACAGGCGGGCTCGCTCGCAGGCGCGGATGACGGCATCGCGCAGGTGGTCGAGCGCGAAACCTTCCGTGCACTGGATGGCGTGCGGGAGGATCTTCGGCATCAGGTCTTCGAAGTCACGCCAGGCGTTGGCCAGCATCATGATGCCTGCACCTGTGCTGGGCCGTTAGGCGACAGCTGAACGTCCAGCTGCACTTTCATGCCCAGGCTGTTGGCGAACTGCTGGTAATGCAGCACGGCGCGCTCTGCGGCCCCGGCGAACTGGGCATCCTTGGCGTAGCCACGGTACAGGATGAAATCCAGCAGCGCGTTGCCGTAGATATCCTGCAGCTCGATCGGGACGCGGTAGCTGTCCAGCTCGTTGGCATCGCCGGTAGGCTTGATCGGCGCCGGCTGCACGGACACGACCAGCTCAACCGCGCCTTCCCCGTTGTTGCCGGGGTAGACGTAGAAAGCGCGCTGGTCCTGCTCGTCGAATATGACGTGCTTCACGTCGCGCTTGAACGGGGTGACTGACCCGTCATGCCAGTTTGGCGACTGGGTATCGAGGATTTCGCGGCTGACGATGCGCACAGCACGACCGCCCTGGCGGTAAGGCGTTTCGGCGGTGATGTTGCGCACAACGCGCAGCAGCTTGAGGTAGTCGCCGGGCAAGGCCTGGTAGGTGCCTTGCTCCAGCTTCATCACGACCGTCTTCGACAGCGCATTGGGCTTTTGCAGCACAACCTCGCGCTGGGCGTCGTTGAGCCACATGCACAGCTCAGGCAGCGGCCAGCGCACGTTGGTTTCATCGAGCATGATCCGCTGCGCGCGGTCGAAAAGGTCGCTGGCGAGCATCAGTCTTCTTCCTGTTCCAGCAGCTGCTTGATGCGCTCAGCGCTTTGAGAGTGGTGCGGCTTCTTGCCGAACTTCTTCTCGTACTCAGCGGCCAGCTTGGCGCGGTCCAGGGTTTCGGTGCCGCCTTCGCCTTCGCCTTGCCCGTTGCCGTCGCCATCATCGCCGTCGTCTTCCGGCTGGATGGTGCCGCCCAGTCCTTGACCAGTGAGCGGGTTACCGCTGTTGGCCGCATTGGTGGTATCAACGGCAGCAGCTTCTGGGGCGGTTGCGACCGCTGGCGCTGAAGCCATAGCTGGCGTTGACTTGACCGCTGATGGCGACTTGTCCTCAACCAGCTTTCGGTAGCAGCGGATTTCAAGCAGGCGCTCGGCGTGCTCTTCGTCTTTGACCTCGGCCACATAGCGGCCTTTGTCGTCCGCCTGGAACTGGTAGGCGGTATCGCCAAGTGTCACCAGGCGGGGACGCGGAATAGTGCATTCGATCTTCATAGACGCTCCTTCGCAAAATGGGCCTTTCGGCCCACTTTGTTGGTTGACTTACTTGGCGTTACGATCGCCGGCCTGCGCGTACAGCAGCGACAGGATGACTACCTTGTCAGTGCCTGTGCCGTTGGCCACAGCGCCGGAGAACTTGATGCCGATCGGGCGGTGGCGGCGCTCGGAAGGCAGGCGCAGAGCGGTCTGACTGTTGAGCGGAAGCGCGGCGGCAGCGGAAACGTCGGCGGCGTTGAACAGCTCGTTACCCGAAGTACGGGTATCGACGTTCTCGGCCACTTCACCGGACATGAAACCGACGGTAGCGGTTACGCCTGCACCCAGGGCTTCAACGATCAGGTGGCCACCGACCAGCTGATGATAGGCCGGCAGGTAACCCAGCTCGACGATGGTGTTGGCCGCCAGCGTGCTGTTGGCCTTGATGACCAGGGGCAGCTCGATGTTGAGCGTTTCCCCGGCGCGCTCGCCAGTGGGCGTCGAAGCGATGCCCTTGGCGGTGTCACTGATGAACAGAGGCATTGTGGCTCGTCTCCCTTAGATGACCTGGTTCGGGTCTTTGGCGGCGGTATCGATCGCCAGGACGCCGAAGTCTTTGCCGTTGAAGCGGGCCTTCTTCATGCCCATGATGGTCCCGGCGTTGATGCTTGCCAGGTTCTCATAGTCGGCCTTCTTCTCCTGCCAGGTGAAGCGCAGGCCGCCCTTCGAACCGAAGGCGATGACGGCGGCCTGGCGGCCCATAAAGATGGCGCGGGAGGCCGACACGTTGCCACCGGCACCGTAGTTGTTGAAGCGGATGACCGACTCGTGGCTGTGCAGCACCACGTTGTTGATCATGCCCATGCCGCCCTTGAAGATCGGGTTGTTACGGCCCTCGGCTGCGGCTGCGGCCTTCTGCACGTCCAGCCAGCCCTTCTCGCCCACTTCCATGCGCAGGTCGTGCTCCTGGAACGGAGACATGAGCATGACGTAGTGGTCGCCGCCGTTGATCTTGATCGGCTGCATGTTGGCGGTGGTTGGGTCTTGGGCGCGCATCATACGAGCCTTGACGCTGGCACGCTCGATCAGCTCGCGCGACATGGTGTCGTTGACGGTGATCTCGGCCTTGCTCTGAATGCCTTCTGGGTACAGCTGGTGGTCACGGTCAGGCGGGCTGATTTCGTTGCCAGCATGGCCCTGCCAGTTGATGGCCTCGTGGAAGTCTTCGTTGATGCCGCGCGCGCCCGACACGTAGATGAAGGTCATGTCGTCTATGAACTTCGCCCAGTAGTCGGACAGGCGAGCCTTGCCGATGGTGCGCAGATCGTGAGCGGTACGCTTGCGGGTCATACGACCGCCCAGCGATACCGGGTGACGCATCTGGTCGATCTTCACTTCATCGGAGAAGAAGCGCAGGTCTTCCTCGGTGCCTTCGGCAACGTTGTCACCGTAGACGGGGCGCCCGCGAAGCTGAACCGACAGGTCGAATTGGATGGTGTCACCAGCGGCGGATTCCAGGTCGGTCAAGCGCTGGATAGGCGCGTTGTCGTCAGTGGAGGTGAACTTCTGGCTCCAGTAGCTCTTGTTCAGGGTGTCGATGAACAGCTTGCCCGACCATTTTTTCTGGGCGAGCTTGCTGCCAAAGGGAATGACTGTTTGGCCCATTGTAGGGTGTCCTCAGTTGGATTGAGATATCCGCATGAGGCACGTCTTGCGCCCTTTGCTGTTCGGATTATCTGATGATTGTTTGCAAAAGGCAAACGCTAAGCTTGCAATTGAACCGGCATTGTGCAGCCTTGGCCGTCCTTGGCCTTGGTCACCCGTTTGATCGGCGTCTCCTTCGGCGCATCGATCACCAGGCAGGCAAGCTGTCCTGACTTGTGCACCATCTTCACGATGGCATCTCCTACCTGAATTTCGTCGCCTGGGCGTAAGTCGATCTTGAGCACGGGTATCTGTCCTTAATTGCTGCGCAGGTAGCGGTCTTGATCGGCTTCCGACATTTTGGACAGCATGTCCTCTGCCTTCGCCACATCGTTCGGGTTGTTGCTGTTGAACAGCCGGTTAAGGGTGCCGTACTTGCCGTCGTCGGTTTCACTCACGTCGGCAGATGGAACCTTGCTCAGCGTTGGCGGCAGGTCGCGCTGCTTCGGCGGTGCGGCCTTCTTCTTCGCAGGGGCCTGCTTACCCTTGCCTTTCGATGGCTGCTGCACGTCAACGCCCAGGTCTTCGGCCCACTGCTTGTAGGCCATCTCCAAGCGCTTCTGGTGCGAGAACTTGTTGATGTTCTCTTCGGTGTTGATCGACTGGACGATGTTGTCGAACACCTGCATGACGGTCTTGTTGCGCGAAATCTCAGGGTGAGACTTCACGAATTCACCGGCAGTGTTGAACCAGTTCTGCATGTACTGCTGCTGGGCGTTGGTGACCGACTCTTCGTGCCGCTCCTTCGCCTGCTCGTACTTGCGCACTGACCAGGTGATGTCGTCGCGCTCCTTGCCCAGATCGCGCAGGCCCTTGCGGTATTCAGCCGTGGTGATGTCGCCGTCGTCGAACTTCTGGGTCAGTTCGTCCTCACGGGTATCAAGCTCCTTGAGCTTGTCATCGACGCCTTCCGGCTCCTTCAGGGTGAACTCAGGGACTACCGGACGATCTGGGTTCGCTTCGTCCGCGCCATCCTCGCCCTGATCGTCGGGGTCAGCGCCATCGTCGCGTCCAGGCTGGCCATTGTCGGCCTGATCGTCATCGCCCTGATCATCGCCAGCGTCATCGTCGCCATCTTCGCCTTGATCCTGGTCATCGTCGCCCTGGTCTTCGTCGCCTTCCTGGTCGTCGCCCTCGTCGCCGTCGTCCTGGTCGTCATCGTCTTGGTTCTCGTCAGGGTCATCGGCGTCGGTGGTGTCGTCGTCTTCCAGATCCAGGCCGGCACGCTCTTCGGGGGTGAGCAATTCAAGCTCTTCTTCGGTCATCGCCATTAGTCTTTCCTCACTGTTGGCCCATCATGGGCTGCTGGGGTTGCTCGGGTTGCTGCTGGGCCTGCTGTTCGGCCTGCATTTGCTGTTCGGCTTGCTGCTGCTCCATGGCGTCTTGCTCGGCCTGGGCCTGCTGTAGCGCCTGGGTTTGTGCGACCTGCTCCTGTTCTGTGCGGGAGGCAAAGCCAGACTCGTGCAGGATGGTGTCGGCGACAGGTACGACAGCTGGGGCGGATAGCATGGCAAGCGCTGCTTCCAGTGCTGCCTTCTGCGTGCTGACGTTCTGGCCGGCCAGCTTCGCCATGATCTCTTGCGCGCCAGCCTCGGCACGCTTCGCGTCCGCCTGGGATTTTAGCGCAGTAGCCTCGTTCTTGGCGATCTCGGCCATCATGGCACGTTGCTGCATCTCGGCCTGGGCCTGGGCAGCCTGCATCTGCTGGATTTCTTCCGGGGTCGGTTCCTCGGCATCCGGGTCGCGCTGGCCGGTGATGGAGCGAATGCGCTTGACGATCTCTTCGCGGCTCGGGATGTCCATCGTCTCGACAACCAGGTCGAGCATGGCCATAGCCACCTGCGGGTTGACCGGGGCAACCTGCTGGATGACCTGCAGCAGCTCGGCCACCTGGGCCTGGCGCTGCGTGGTGTTCCAGTCTGCTTCGCTGATCAGGAAGTCAGCCTTGGTTCGCGTGATATCGTTCTCGGGCAGGCCGTCGTTCACCGTGATGTACTGCGGCGAGCCGCGCATGTTGGTAATGCGGAACTGCTTTTCCTCGGTGAAGAACTGTTCGATCAGCGACAGCTCGACCTCGCCCTGCATCTGACGGGCAAAGCGCAGGTTGTCGAAATAGCCGGACGTGGCGAGCGAACCCTGGTCCTGGCGAGCCATGATCGCCCGGCCCGACGTGGCGTTGGTGCTGCGGCCCATGTTCTCGTCGGTGACACCGCTGGTCTGCTGCACCATGTTGATGGAGCGCGCCATCAGGTCCAGGTGAGCCGGGGCAAGCTCGCGCTCGGCGTTCAGCTCGAAGCGCTTGCCCTGCTTGATCACGAAGATAGGGTCGGGCCTGCTGGCTTCCTCGCTCAGCTGGTCAACGTCGTCAACCGCGCCTTCCTCCATGATGATCTTGTTGGTGGACAGGATGTGCAGCGCCTTGGCCGCGCGCTTGTTGATATCGACCTGGATGTCCTTGACGTTGCGGATCATGCCGTAGGGCATGTTGTCCCTGCCACGGCGCTTGCCCCACACAGGTGTGAACGGGAACCGGTTGTGGCGGTATGGGCTCTTGCCAACGTACAGCAGCGCATCGGTGGTCATGATGGCGACGTGCATGCGGTGCACGGTCTTTTCCATCAGCTCGGCGCGGCCTTCCTCGATGTCGATCTTGTGGCCGGGTGCGTCCTCGTCATAGACCTCGCCCGTAAAGTCTCCACCGCGAACGATCTTGTCTTTGACCGGGGCCTTGTACCAGATTTCGATCAGGCGGACGCGGCGGCGCTGGTGCGTCACGTCGAATACGCCGTTCTGGTACTCTTCGCGCTCGTCCTCCTGGCTGTCCATCGGATCGTCGCCGTCTTCATCCAGGCCGCCGATGTGCGTACCGGTGTCGATGCTGTCAACGATGGTGCCGGCCCGGTCGGGGAACATGGCGACAGCGATATCCTCGTCTACCCACTTCACGCGGATGACATAGCGGCAGTCGGACAGGTCGAGCTGGGTGGATGCGCTGTCCCACAGCATGTTGCGCCAGCTCTCGTACCGGCAGTAGACCGGCTCGCCGTCGCTGTCGTCCTGGGCGCCGTCCTCGATCCAGCCGATACCTACCTTCACCGCGTCGGCAAAGGCCCGGCTCACGTCGAAGCCAGTACGGTTCACGTCCGACAGATACTTCAGCAGCTGGCTCTTGCGCTCGGCCTGCTTCCCGCCATCCTTGCGCCGTGGCAGCACCTTGAAGTCGGTGCGCATGCGGCGCTCGGTGCCAAGCACCCAGTCAATCATGGTGCTGATGACGTTGTAGACCAGCGGTATCTGCCCGCGCTCTTCCAGCACGGCGGCGTCCTCGTCCTTCCACTGCTTGTTGTCGTAGAAGTCCTCTTCCTCGGCCTGCTCCTTGCGGTTCAGCTCCTGCCGGCTTAGCTCCTGCAGGTAGAATGCCAGCAACCGACCGTGCAGCAGGCAGTTTTTCTCGCTGTCCAGGTCGTGCGACTTCACCGACGCTGGGTCATCGGTGAACATCGGCTCGAAGTCTTCGGGCGTGCGCTTGCGGCGCGCCTGCGTCAGGTCAAGTTGGCTGTCAGACACGTTCGACGATCTCCCGGTGGGTGGTTCGACCGTCCTGATCGGTAACGAAGCCATCGGCGACGACCTGGATTTCGCCAGGCGGGACCGGTGGCAGTGAAAGCAGCTCGCCCAGCTCGTCGTGCACCACGTTGATGACGGTGGCGATCGACAGCTTGGAGTCGCCCAGGCCCAGGGCAATGGCGAACTCGCGGGCGGCGTTGCTGATGTAGACCTGCACCGCCTGGCGCTGTTTGGCGTTCAGCTTGGTATCTTCGATGTCCCACTTGAACGCATCGTCCAGGGTGATGACACACGGGGTCAGCCGGTGGTCGATCTTGCGCACGGTGGGCAGCAGCACGATGCACGGGCGCGTGGTGCCGTCGCTGTTGCGCCACCAGCTGCCGTAGACGGTGATGCCCTTGCCCAGGTGTGGGTGGATGAAGTGACGCTTGGTCAGGTCCAGGGCTGGGCGGCTCAATTTGAACCTCCGAACGCTGCGATACGAGCGGCCAGCACGCCAAAGTATCGGGCCATGGCGTTAGCCTGGGCGTGCATGCGGTCCTGCTCGGCAGGGTCCAGGCTCTTGAAGCGATCCGTCTCCAGGAACGCCTTCAGCTTTGTCAGCCTGTCATCCAGCTCGACCTTCTCCGCGACTACGCGCTGCTGGTGCGGCTCCAGGTGGCCAACCTCACCGAGAGCTGTAGATGTGGCAGCGATCTGGATACGGACGCCGTTGCTGGCCGTGTAATCCGTGCCGGGCGCCTCTTCGGTGAATGTGTCGATGTAGGCTTCCTGCTTTGCCATGTACTCGCGCATGGCTGCGTGAACGTCAGGCTCGAAGAGCTGGTTTTCGTCCTGTTCGCGTGAGAACGTGAATTGCACCTTGCGCGTGGTGATGTTCATGCCACCCTCCCGGATGTGTTGCGCCGCTTCGGCCTGGTGCCTGCGGTCACTGTCGATTGTGTGAAGCCCTGGGCGAACTGGCGGAAAGCGTCAGCTGCCTCTGAGTGCTCGTCGTGCTGCGGTACGTCGGTGAAGACCTGCATCGCGTTGTTGAACTTCTTGCGGTAGCGCTCCAGGTGGATGATGCCGTCCTTGCAGTTCGTCTCGTCGAACCAGCAGTTGGCGAAGGCATTCCGTGCTGCCTGGATGCCATGCTGTATCTCCAGCACGCGCGTGACGATCTCGATGTTGCGCAGCCCCAGCTTGTAAAGCATCTCCCTCGGAGACAGCTGGGTGTCATAGTCCTGGCCTTGCCGGGTGTGGTTGCCGTCGTGCGGCAGGTAGTGCGTACCCCAAACCCAGCCCTTGGCCTGCATCCGCTGGACGAAGTATTCGTAGGGCTCGCCCTTCGCCTCGTCGAAGTGGATGAACCGGTCTTGGATGCCGACACGCTGGTGGAACCAGATAGCCGTGCCGTCGCTCCTGCCGATGTCCCAGAACGTGTTGACCGGGATGCCTGGCGTGTAGGGAACCGTCGTAATGCGGCCCTGCTTCCTGGCAGCGGTCATCTGCACAGCATAATAGCAGCCCTCGCTGGACTGCTGGAACGCCTCTTCGGGCGTGCTGGGGAACTCCTGCCACATCATCTCGGGTTGGCCGGAGAAGCTTTCGTCGCGGGTGGCCACCCACCAGGCGCGCTGCTCCAGGTCGATGATGCAATTCATCTTGCCTTCGATCTCGTCGAAGTAGGCGTGGTCCTGCTCGGTGATGATCACCTGGTCGGGGTCGGCGCGGTACTCCATGGCGCCCCACCAGGGGAAGAAGTGGAATGCGTACTGCATCCGGCTCGGCTTGCGGCCCTGCTGGTGCAGCTTCATGGCTCGCTGGCACATCTCGTAGAACTCGCCTTCGCGGCCCTCGGCTGTGCTCTCGATGAAGATCATGCCGCGCTCTGCCGCTGGCAGCGAACCGGTCTTCACCTCCTTGGCCTTGTCGGGTGCGTGTGCGCAGATTTTCCCGAACTCGGAGACGTGCAGGTACTGGTACGTGCCCGATCGCATGGACGTACCGACCTTGATAACCGAGTTGTTGTGGGCAAACTTCAGCTCGCGCTTGCTATCGGTCTTCAGCGGCATCTCGGCGCGCAGCGCGTCAGGCAGGTGGTCGTAGGCGAATTTGACCTTCGTATCGAAGATGGCTTCGACCGCATCCAAGTCCTGGGCGATGATGCCGGCGCGCACGTTCTCGCGGAACAGGCAGCAGTCCAGGAACAGGATGGCGATGAACGTGGTGAAACCCAGCTGGCGAGCCTTGAGGATGATGTTGCGCCAGTGCAGGTTCTTGATCAGCCGGCGCTGGAAGCGGTTGGGCTTGAACTTCATCACCACGTCCGGCGCCTTGTCCGGGTCGTCGGATGCCTTGTCGTCGCCCTTGCTGGTGATCCAGTAGAGGTTGGACAGGCGCCACATAGGATCAGCCAGGCCAGCGCGCAGCTGTGCCTCGTTGCATTCCTCGATCGGCGGGATGTTCGCCACGGCTGCCATCAGAGCGCGCTCCTACGTGAAAAGCGCAGGCCTACGGTGCTGGCTGGTGGCCAGATTTCGCGTACACGCGCCATCTTGGCGGCTACACCCCGCGCCGATACCGCTATTCCTCGGCCAAAATGGCGTATAATGGGTGGCGGGCAATCATTGAGGATATCGTCGTGACCGGGGATCAATTGCGCCAGTGGCGCCTCTCCATGGGGATGAAGCACCAGACCGAGGCCGCCGAAGCGCTGGGCGTGCCGTACAGGACGTACCAGCGATGGGAGCGCAGCAAGGACGTGGGCCGCGTTGTCGAGCTGGCAACCCAGGCCATCAGCATGAAACGCGCTTGGCCTGATGCCAGCACGGCCCTGAAGGCGTTTGCTGCGCTCGCACGGGCTCACTGATCGCCACCAGGCATAAGGGTCCGCCCGGAGACTTCGCGCAGCAGCACGGCCAGCGGGTTCTCCTTGTCACCCTGCAACATCAGCTTGTCATTGAACATGCCCAGGTGCCGGCCAACCATCTGCAGGGCGGCCAGCTGGTCCTGGGTCTTGATCTCGAAGCCTTCCTTGGTCTGCTTGACGCCGGCATACAGCGCCAGGGCCTCGGGGCTCACGTCGCGGGTGTCGCCCCATAGGACATCGCCATAGCCTTCGCCCTTGCAGCGCGGGCACTTTGGATGCGGACGCACGGTCTTGTCGAAGCCATAGCCACCTTCATCGCTGGGCGGCATCAGATCGTCGCGCTTGGCAGCAGCCACGGCACGCTCGTACTCGGTCTCGTCAATCCATTGGTAGGCGTGCCCATCCCCAAAGCAGTGGCGGCAGCAAACCCGACGGTGCGTCATCAGCTCGTTTGGGTTAGCGGTGGCCACGGCCCATAGGCGCTTGAGCACCATGTCCTGGGTAATTTCGGTGCGATCGCTGAGCTTCTGACGGGCAGCAGCAATGGCAGCCTGGACTGTAGGTATCTGTAGCAGCTGATAAGCTTGGTTCTCGGCGCGTTTTGGCGCATAACCGGCGCGAATGGCAGCCTGGGTACCGTTCAAATCCACTAGGTACTCTTCGACGAACCTTTGCTGCTTGGGTGTCAGCCTCGCTTTAGGCGCGGCATCCTGCGCGTTCTTGTGGGCCATAAGTGATTGTTTCGACTCCGCTATTGACTCTGGGGCGCTTCCTATGGATTCAGAGGCGCACTGATGTTTGGATTTTATAAACGGAGTATGAAGGAATGCAAACAGGAACGGCAGGTGTAACCCGGTATCTGGCTTGGGATCAGATAGACCTACCGAACGATGCTTACCGAGTTGAGAACGCCAGATGGCTCGACGAAAGGCCGGACTTGACGGGCTGGGTGGACTGCTCCGCTATGGGTGCCCAGGTGCTTGACGAGATTGAAACGGCTCTTGCCCTGCTCGGCGAAGTGATGTGCGGTGATTGGGTGTGCTGGGGCAATACCGTCAACCGCGTGTGTCACGGCATAGCCTGGATGATCTGATGCGTAGCTGTTTCTGTGCCTGGATAGGCGATACCGGTTGAGTGAACCGCCAGGCATTGCACCTGGCGATGATGTTATTACCTGGCAAGCACGTAGATCAGCATGCCAGCGCACAACAGCAGGGTGCTAGTAGCCCCAATCAGCCTGAACCTAATGAGATGGGGATCACGAAGGCGACGGCATAGTCGGCAGTTGCAGCCCTTCACTTCGGGGTTTCCTTGACGACCAGGCAGCCGAACGTCTTGCTGCCAACGTAGAACGAGCCCAGGCGCTCGCATTCCGTCCCCACGGTGTAGTGGGCGTGAAGCCAGCCCCCGAACCATCCTATAGCGATGCAAGCCGCCCAGGTCATTAGGTCAGCGCGGATGTCTTCGATGGTTTTCCAGTCCTTGATAGCCATCACTCGCCACCCTTGGCCATGGCCTCGTCGATCATGCTGTCCACCTGCGATTTAGGCTCGCATATCCATTCTTCGCTGTAGTCCCATGCCCCTTCGCTGAACTGTGAACGGTATCGCTCGGCATCTTTGCGCAGCGCCTCAAGCGCGGGCACCACCTCGTCACGAAACACGCTCATAGGCGATGATGGTCGCGCGCCAACGACGCCCACGAGCTTGCATACCTCGTAGAACGCACCGGAATAGCCCGTATCAGGGCTTGGCGGATTCCGCTCTGCGCCAGCGGCCAGGCTCTTGACCTCAGCGTCAAGGAAGTCGAGCATGCCGTTCCCCGAGTGGTAGTGATGCGCCACTTTCCTTGCGTTGACCATGGCCAGGTCAAGCAGGGCCAGCTGGGCGCGCAGGGTAGCGACCTTATTCGCACAGTTTCTCCCGCGAGTACGGCGTCTTTCAAGTTCATCCCGCAGCCGCTCTACCTCGGTAGGGTCGGCGTGGGTGTGGAGCGGCATTACCTCAACTTCGCCCGGCTTCCATGGGTCACCAATCTTGCTGCCGTATTGGAGCCACTTTGCCCCTTCGGATTTGCACAGGTATGCCACCGGCTCGCCCTGGTGCTGCTGGACCGCCTGATGGTAGTGGCTGATGCCCTGGCTACCCAGCACACGAGGCGCCTTTGCGCAGTCCACGCCAGACTCGAGCAGCTCGGGCGAGCACGGCAGCCAGCCCAGTTCGGCCAGCTGCGCGGTCAGCAGCGAACGGGCGGCATCGTACACATAGGGGTGAAGGTCCATGCGGCCATTGCCCTGGTCCTTCTCGGTGAAGCCTGCCTTCATCAGGATGGCTTTGATCTGCTTGTTGTTCATACGTGCCCCTCACAGCGAGCCGCGCAGCTTTCGCCGCTGGCATCGCAGCACAATTGGCAGCCGGCCAGGGCCAGCAGCATGATGATGGTGATTGCGGTTTTCACGGTGCCACCTCGCAGTGCGGCCAGATAAGGCGCGCTTCGGCCAGGGCTCCAGCACGGTCCAGGGCGCCCTCCATCAGCACCATCTGGAAGGACTTTGAGCCGACGATTACGGTCCATACGCGCTTCATCGGGAAACCTTCAGGCCTTGCGCCTCGATGGCATCAACCATGCTGCGAATGCCTTGCCGGTGGCCCTTGGCATATTCGCCAACGGTGTTGGCGTATTCGCACTGCTCTGGCCGTTTGATCACCAAGGCCTCGCGGGAGGCCTGCCAGGCCCACATTGCGGCCCCCATAAGCGCCATGCTTTCTTCATGTTCAGAAGCTGCCACTTCGGCGATTCCGCAACCGAAACGGGCTCGAAACGCAGCTTCGAACTGTTCCAGCATTCCTGGCGGCATCTTTTCCATTTCGGTCATGGCGCCACCTGCTTGCGGTAGCCCGCCCGGTACAGATGACGCGCGAAGTCCTGAACCTCGCCGCTGAAACCTGCATCAAGGCCCATCTGGTGGATGGCCTGGTCTTCTTCCTCCTTCGCGATCTGCTCGGGCGTGCGGATTGGTCGGAACTTTATCTCGTCTGAAAGCCTGGACCATTCATGTCCCTGCTCATCGCGGTAGAACGTTTTCTTCTTGCCGTAGGCAAGGACCGTGGCTTTGGTCCATCCCTCACAGCCGAACACCTGGTGTTCGCACACTGTGCCAAGCGGCGGCAGGCCTTGGCCATCCCACTCGACAGGGCGGGCAATGAGAGGTCCGTGACCTGGGCTGCCGCTGGCTTGAATCCATCCTAAGGATATTTCATCCGAGTAGCAGAATTGATAACAACCATCGCCGATCTTGTACCAAACGTGGTGATTGTCAGAGCCGCCAGTCAAGGCAACATGGGTAGCCCCTTCCGGCGCCTTACTCCAATTGATGTCGATGTTGATCATTGGGTCACCTGCTTGCGGTAGCCGGCGTCGTACAGAGCCCCGAAGTCAGCCATGTTGACGCCGAAGCCGGTCTTCGCCTTGGCGATCTCTGACATTTCCCAGATAGCCTGGCTTCGTTCTTCTTCCGCGATCTGCTCAGGCGTGCGCATGGGGCGAATTTCGATGTCATGGGCATACGAAGTGCAAAGCCCGTTGATCGAAGGCTCGCCTACCCACTCCCACACGACAACGTTGCGCGCAGCATAATGGATGATGGATTCCGCCCAGGCAGTGCCAGCTTTAGGGTTTCGGATTTCACACTTAGCCCCTGCAGGCGGCATGAAAGCACCGCTCCATGCTACCTGGCCGGTAACCCGGCGCTCGATGGCTGCCCAGGTTGGCTCGAACTCGGGCCAGTCCTTCTCGACCACCACGGCTTCGCGGGTCGGGATGCACCACTGTTTCAGAAAATCACGAAGGGCGTCGTAGCCGTTGAACGGGTCATTGCTGTCGATCGCCTGCGCATCTTTGATCTTCACGACGATGTAGCGCTCTTCGCGCTTGAATTCGTTGCTCACGGTCCTTTCCTCGGTAGTCGGCCTTGATCAGGCCATGCGATTGAAGGATGGCCCATTGCGTGGCCATCCATTGCTCGAAGGTCATGCGCGGCTGGCGGCCTCGATTGCCTTCACCAGTTCGCGCTGGGCTTCTTCTTTCGCTTTTGCGGTCGTGCGCAGCCTTTCGGACGCTCCGGTTTCTTACTTGTTGGCGGCATCGTACTTGGCCTTGGCATCATCAACATCGATGACGGCCAGGCGCAGGCGTTCGGTCGCGGCTGCTACCGGGTCGTAGTGAGGATTAGGGCCGGCATCTTCAGAGTTGCCTGAGCTTTCCTGGGTTGGCCGAAACGGCATGTAGCAGTCGTCTCTCAAGGTGCAGGAAATCTCCAGGCGCATGTTCCAGAAAAGAGCAGTCAGCTTTCCGCTAATCTCGACGTGCGCAACGCACAACAGGTCATCTCCTTTCATCCACTTATCCAAGGGCGCCGGATCGTTATGGCTGCCGTTGAACGTGCACTGACAGGCAGCTCCAACAGGCGGAAGGCCTTTACCGTCCCATTCCAGCTGGGCGCTGGCTGTGCCTGCTGGCTCTTTCGCATCAAAAGCAGCACGGATCATGGAAAGGGGATGACTTGCGACACTGACAGCCTCGACGTTGCCGGTATTCAACAGGGTTGCTGCGAGATTGGCCAAGTCCTGCAAGACGTATATCTCGTTACGGTCTTTCACGCGGAATTCCTCGGGGTAATTGAAGGATTCCGCACGTGCGGGCTGGCCCCGGCTGGGGCGTAAGGCGCTACCAGAACAGCAGCGCGTCAGGAGTGCCGGTCTATTCCCGGCTGGCAGTTTCCCTGCGCAGGGGGCACAACTCCCCTGGTGATGCAGATGGCCGGTGCTGATCTCCGGCTTCCGGGCAGTAACGCTTGAGTCATTTCACACTCGCCACTTCGAGCCGACTGGCTATGCCAGCTTCAAGCGGTCGCGCATCAGCCTGCGCATCCATCTGCATCGGGTTGCGAACTGGCCTCGCATTCAGTTCCGTTAAGCGCCCGATATGACGCTCACCAATTCGCATTCCGATGCAGCCTGGGCTAGCCGGTAAAGGGTCGCTCAGGTGATCGGGTCCGACTGTAGCTTTACGTGCAACTTGCTCGGACATTCCGCACGTACAAGAGGTCATGAACCCCCGTGACCGGCCCCATGATTATTTATATTGCCGTAGTCCGGTGAAGCGGCAATTTTGGTTGGCAAGGCAGGACTCGAACCTGCAACCGCCCGGTTAACAGCCGGGTGCTCTACCAATTGAGCTACATGCCAAGAAGGTGGCGCCACCGACGGGACTCGAACCCGTGGCCTCTTGCGTGACAGGCACGCGCTCTAACCAGCTGAGCTACGGCAGCAACGTGGAGCGAAGTAAACCATACCGGCTTTTGATTTTGCAACACAGGTAAAGACCGTTCGTCGGGTTTAACCCATTGGAATCGCTAAACCTCTTGCGCGGTTACCGGTAACCTTGAGACCATCAGCCCATCGAAACGAACAACGCCCTGGAGGGCAAGACGATGGGTAGGGCCAAATACAAGCCTAGGGTAAGGCGATTAAAGCGCGCGGCAATCGATGCAGAGAAAGCAAGCATTGAAAGATGGCAGTCCGTTGCAGAACGCTTCGAACCTGGGACGGCCATCCACAGCAAAGCAATGGCAAATATCAAGGTCGCAAAGCTTCGACTTGAAGATCTTGAGCAGTGGGAAACGCCGTAACCAACCCCGCCACCCACACGCCCCTTAACTGGGGCTTTGGCAGTACCAGAACCCAACGGACTGCCGCTATGACCTACACCCTGGACTGCTCCACCCCGTTCGAACTGCTGCAAGCGAAGGCTGACATCGGCGAACGCGGTTATCGCTACGTCGCGATAGGCCTGACGCTACGCTACTGGAAATGATCCCAAGCCCGCCCTGTGCGGGCTTTGCCAGTACCACCCACAACCGAGGCGCCGCACATGATGAAGGAAACCGTTCGCCAGCTGCTGGAAACGCACCTTGAGATGGCTCGTACCACGGAAAGCGATGACGTGGCCGAGGTACAGCTGAACATCGCGACAGGCTTCCTGGAATACGCTTCAGCGAACGGGGATATCACCACCTCGCAGTTCATCCGCGAAAGCCAGACCTTGAAGGTTATCCGCGAGCATCGCCGCATGACCAGCATATCCAAGGGGAACCGCCATGCGTAGACAGGCCACGAAAGCAAGCCAGGCCCAGGTCGAGCTGCACATTGCACGCCAGCGCCGCCTGGGCGAGCGCATGATCGGCGACAACGACCAGCCCACGGGCCTGGAACTGGCGGTCACCGCCCTGTTGATCGCCGCCCTGATCATCTTCTAACCCACACCGAGACTACCCCATGGCAATCGATCCACGGGCATACAGCGAAAGCAAGCTGACGGCGCCGGCTCCGCTGCCGTTCGTGAGCCGCCGCGCCCTGAAGCGCGTCAAAGACCCAGCCCCTATGCCGGTCACCTGCAAATGCGGTGGCCAGGTCGAGCTGGTGGAGAACAGTGAAATCTACAACGGACGCACCTACGGCGACTGGCCCTATGCGTACCTGTGCAGGGGCTGCCAGGCGTATGTCGGTCTGCACCCGCACACCGATATCCCGCTGGGCACTCCTGCTGATAAGGCTACGCGCATGGCGCGGCAGGACTGCAAGGCGGTCTTCGAGCCGATCTGGCGCAACAAGGTCATGAGCCGCACCAAGGCCTATGCCTGGCTGGCCAAGCGCCTGGGCATTGAAGTGTCCGAATGCCACTTCGGCCTGTTCGATGCCGACCAGTGCTACCGGGCAGCAGCGGCATGCGCCGAGCTGTCCAACTTCAGCAACCAACCGAGGAAAGGAAAGTGAACAAAGACAAATGCGAATTCTGCAAAGGTACGGGCAAAGAGCCGGGCGAGCCTGGCTGCGTATGGTGCCACAACACCGGGACGAAGGCAGGCCAGGCACTGCTTACCCCGCCAGCCCAGCAGCACCAGGGCGAGCCGGTGGGTACGCTGACGATCAAAGTCGAGGGTAGCCGCACCAGCTGCGACTTCGAGTGGGCTGGGGGTTTCCCGAAGCTGATCGAAGGCGATTACCCACTCTACACCCACGCCGACCCTGCCGAGGTTGAGCGGCTGCGCACACAGCTTCATGACCTCGCTATGGCTATGCACAAGCGCCACTACGCCAAGACTGCACCGGACTTCGAGCCTTTCGATTTCGCCTCTGGGTTAATCGGGCAGATCGACAACATGGTTGCAGGGATATTGCAAGATGTCAGCACCCTGCGCGCCGACGTAGAAACCATGCGCCGCAAGAACAACGAGTATTGGCACGAAAGCGAAGCTATGCGCGCCCAGCTGGCCGAGGCGCAGGCGTTATTGGGTGACATAAAGAAGTACCTTACCAACAATGAGGTTGGTGGGTACGAGCGCCTACTCTGCCGCAAAATTGACGCCCTATCCGCTAGCGCAGAGCCGAGCGCGCCGGTTGAGATTGACGAGCGGGCGGAGTTTGAAGCCTGGTTTAAAGACCACTCGAAAGACTGGCCTTTCCCCAGCGAAAGCATCAAGTGCATCGCTCGCGATAATGACTGGCTGGTATGGCAAGCTCGCGCCGCCCTGGAGCGCGAGCCATGAAAGGCCACGGATTCGAGCGAAAGCACGATGCGCAAACCATCGCGCTGGCAATGGAACTTAGGACAGGGCCAAATCCCGCGCCTTGGAAGCTGATTGCACGCTATCTTGGCGATGGCATCCGCGATGCGGTGCAGTACGCCAGGCGGCATGGGGTGGCGCGGCATGTCCAGTGAACTCTACGCAGATAGCGCCCAGGCCAGGGCACAGGATAAGAAACTGGAAGCGCCTGTGCAGTTCTTCGACGCCTGGACGCCACTGACCGAGGAAGAGCTGCAACAGCAGGCGCTGGCAAAGGCCGAACGACAATCGAAGTCTGCGCAGCTGGTGCGCGCGGCGATCACCAAGATGGAGGCGTTCTTGAATGGCCGCAAAGGGTAGCCGGGACAAGGTGAAGGCCTTGCGGGAAAAGCGGGAGGCGGAAGGCTGGATCAGGTTTGACCTGTCAATCCAGCCAGGGCCGGCGCTGGACCGGCTCAACGCCTTGACCGGCGGCGATCCACGCCAGCGGGCCAAGGTCATCATTGCACTACTCGAACGGGCCTAGATGGCCCGTTTTCCTTTCACCAGGTCCACCAGCAAGATCACGCGATCGCGGTCGGAGCGGTTCCAAGCGGAATGCTCGATCGTATCGTCGAACAACAGCACCTCACCATTCCGCCAGCTGCGCACCTGGTCACCTACCTGGATGGCGCAGTTGCGCGCCGGGCAGCTCAAGCCGATGTGAAGGCGCAGCACGTCATCGGTATAGCCGACGTGCTCTTCAATCTCGGTTCCGGGCGCCATACGCGAATAGCCGGCGTTCAGCACCATGTCGCTGCGCAGCCATGGCCACACGTCGTTGACGATCTTGCCCTGCCACTTGAGCGGAAACACCGACCAGCCACCGCCGTGCAGCGGCTCCGGCCAGACCGTGAATGCCTGCGCCATGGTAGCGGCGTGCACCTGCAGCTGCTCCAGGTCGGCTATGGCTTGCTGTGCGAACTCTTTGGCCTCTGGCCAGGTATCGATGTCGATGAACATGGGAATTCCCCTGTAGGAGGCCGCCAGGACGCGCTGGCGGCTCGTTTCGTTCTGTCTTGACCTACTCGGCAGCCATCACCGGCAAAGGCCTGTATTCGCCACGCGGAAGGTCTTCATCCTTCAGCACCCGCTTGCGGTAGCTTTCCCAGGTGAAGGCGACGATGCCGCCCCCGCCTTCATCCACGCGATCCACGACACGCTGACCAAGGAATGCGGCCAGGCCATCCCGATCTAGGTTGCTCAGGATGATGGTAGGCCGCATGTCCGCGTATCGCCGGTTGATGATCTGCGTGATGACCACTTCCTCGTACTGGGTGCCGAACTGCACGCCCACTTCGTCCAGGATCAGCAGGTCAACGGCACACAGGGCGTCCATCACCTGCTTTTCGGTCATCTCAGAGCTTCCGTAGGTTTCTTTGATGCGCTGGATGGCGTCGAAGACGGTCAGGAACAGCGCAGAATTGCCGAAGTGCTGCATGACGTGGTTGGCGATCGCGCACGCCAGGTGCGTCTTGCCAGTGCCCGGCATCCCGCAAAAGATCATGCTGGCGCCCAGCTCCACGACCTTGGGAAAGCCGGTAGCGAAGCGCCTGGCCCGCTCCAGGGCCTTCTCCTGCTCTTCGCCAACCGCCTTGTAGTTCTCGAACGACCGTTCGCGGAAGCGCTTGGGAATGCCCGCACCATCGATCACGCGGGCGATGTGCTTGGCCTTCTTGCCCGATGCTGTCTGCGCCTTGGCGGCCATCTCGGCTTGCTGGCGAGCCCGTTCCGCTTCTTCGTCGCACGTCGGGCACCGGCCCTTCACGCGACCGGCCAGCAGGCTGGGCACTTCCTTCTCCCATGCCCCGTGCTTTTCACAGGTGCCGGTCAGCTTCTCGACCTGGAAGCGGATAGGCTGCAAACCTGCCCGCTCGCACTCCGGGCATTTCCCGTTGAAGCGCGCCGCCGAGTGCTTGGGAACCTCACGGGACCACAGGCCATGCTTGCCGCACTCGCCGCGCACGCTCACAACGCGGTTATCCAGGGCGTCTGGGTTACTGCTGGGTGAAGTCGGCGAACTGGTCATCTGGCGAATTCTCGTAGTGGAAGTCTTCAAAGTTCTGGCGCGGCGCAGGGCGGCCTCGTGCTGCGCTGGCAGATGGAAGCGAGTCGTTCCAGCGCTCCTGGTTCAGGTACGTGGTGATGTGGAGCTTATCGAACCCGAACTGCTGGGCCTTCAACCTCGCATTCACGTCGTTGATCAGTAGAGCCGCGAATTCCATTGGGTTGCGCTTATCCCGCTTCACGATCGAAGCGAAGATGCTGGCCGCTTTCTTCTTGCTGCCCTGCTTGGTGCTGGCCTTCCAATACAGCTCGAACGCATCCCCCACGACGTTAGAAGATGTATTGCTCTGTGTATTGTTGTTGTTTGTATTACTTCCCTTCGTGTTTTCCGAAGGGGGTTCATCGCCTTTTCCGAAGGGGTTCGCAGCGTTTTCCGAAGGGGTATTCGGTTTTTCGAAGGGGTCAGCGATGCGGATGCGCCGTTCTACGATGCGCTTCCCGTCACGAATTTGCTCGATACTGACCAACCCTTTCTTTGCCAGGCTGTTGATGATTTCCGACACTCGGGAGATGGAAAGGTCGAAGAATTCGGCAAAGTGGGCATTGCTGGCGTAGCAGCCGCGCTCTTCGTCCTGCAGGCTGGCGATCTCCACCAGCATGACCTTCTCGGTTATCGACAGGCCACGGTCCAGCCATGTCTCGGCGGGTATCCAAACGCCCTGGAACTTGCGGGACATGCTCACTGGCCAGCCCCCCAAACTTCGTCCATGTGCATCTGACCGGGGTTGTCGTTCGCCGGTACCGCCATCGCTTTCATGCGGTCGTGCTCATGCCCGATCCGAGCGCCTGCGATCGCCATGTAGCCAAGGCTGTTGCCGTGCTCATCCTGATCGCGCTCGATACCGATAAACTTGAACCCCTCGCGCATGGCGGCCTTGCCGGTGCTGCCGCTGCCCATGAACGGGTCGAGCACCACGCCGCCAGGTGGTGTCACCAGGCGGCACAGGTAGGCCATCAGGTCGGTAGGCTTGACCGTGGGGTGGTGGTTGCCGTTGCGAGTAGGCCAGTCGGCGTCCTCGACCTGGCGCATGGTGGCGTTGGTGCTGACGGCCTTGTGGTCGCCGGTGGGCAGCCCCTCGTTGCGGTCCTTGCGGCTGGTCTTGGCGCAGTAGAAGAACCGGGCCGCGCTGCCAGCGTCGGCATGGAATGCGCCAGCCACGCGCTCGCGCATGCCGGAGTACTTCACCGGCCCGCTGAAGCCGTTGGCCGTGGGCTCGGTGCCCTTGACCGGAGCGCTTGCGCCGGCCTCAGTCGGGAACAGGGCTACGACCTCGGGGCTGCCGTCGTGGATCAGGTTGGCAGGCCAGCGGCCAAGCTGTGAAGCCTTGTCGACGTTTGCAACGACCTTCGCGTTATGCGACGCCACGCGATCAGGGTCATCCATCCACGGGCGCGCCCAGCCCTCTGGTTTTGCCGCCTTGCCGCTCTCGTCGCCGCCGCCCAAGCGCTCACCGGTAGGGGCGACACGGCAGGGATCGATGTTCAGTGCGCCAGTTCTATGCGCCAGCACGTTAGCCGCCACGGTGCCAATCAGCGGCTTGCGGGCGACGGTGACAGGCTCCAGGGCAGGCTTGAGGGCAGTGCCCCAGCCATCCATCCCCTCGACATCGTTCCCGATGTTGCGGGACTTCGGGAAGCCGGAGCCGTAAACCCAGGCGATCATGTCGCGGATCTCGAACCCGACGTCCTCGATGCGGACTGCCATGCGGTGCTGGGTGCGGGCTCCGGCGAACGCCAGCAGGTGGCCGCCGGGCTTGAGCACGCGCAGGCACTCGGCCCATATCTCGACGCTGGGCACGTCGTAGTCCCAGCGCTTACCCATGAATCTCAGGCCGTAGGGCGGGTCGGTCACCACGCTGTCAACACTATTGTCTGGCAGTGTTCGCAGGACTTCCAAACAGTCGCCAAGGTGAAGAATATAGGGGAGGCTCATTGCGCACCCCCCGGCATCCAGTATTCAGCGACAATAGCCAGGGTACCGTCGGAATTGGTCACGCGCTTGCGATCTGTGTTGATAGCGTAGCTATCTTGGCGCAGGTCATTGACGCGCGCAGCCAGGCGGAAACAGCCGAATTCGCGCAGCGCATCTTGAGGGGTCAGACGCTTCCCGGACTGTAGCCACTTGAGAATTTGCGTGGCTTGGGAAGGGTTGGGCAAAGCTCCATCGTGTGCCATAATCGGCTCTCCGAAAGGAAACCCCGCGTAGGCTGCCAGGCCGGTGACCGCGGGGTTTTTTGTGGGCGCCTATCACCTTCGGCGCTTAATCATTGTTGCTATTGTACGCTTGCTGTTTGCGGAATCGAAACACTTCCGCCACGACTATCGAGCCAGAAAACCAAGAGGTGCCGCACGCCGCTTTCGACAGCTCGGCCCCGGTGCTGGATTTGCTTGCCGTTCATGATCAGGGCATAGCCTGCCGGCAGCTTCGGCACGCTGTGATAGTCGATCGGGTTCAAGCGGATGTCCGTGCCTCCACCCTCGAACAGCTCCGGCGCCAGGCTCACGACCGCCGTGAAGTCGCTGTCCCGATCATGATGCCAGTTGCCGTGCGCCGTGCCATTGGGCTCGTACTTGGCGAACTGGATCGAGCTGATGCTGTTGGGCGCGACGTGGTAGATCAGCAGGAACCACACCTTCAGCGCCTCCACCAGCTCGGCGCAGCGGTCGTGCAGCTCGGGCGCAACATGCTTGAGCACCAGCTCGGGTATCTGGTACGGGCTGTCTTCCTCTGGGTTCGGCTGGTGGCCTTGCTCGATGCCCAGGCGCACGGCCTCGTCCACCAGGTTGCTGCACACCTCGGGATGCAGGAACGGCACCGCGAAGGCTGAGCCCGACAGGCCGGTCACGCGGTTGTTGACCAGTACACCCATCGCCCAGTCGAACGCTGCCAGCCACTGGTCGTCCTGCTCGATCATCTCGGACAGGGTTTCCGGCTGGGGGTCTGCGCTCTTGGCGTAGGTGATGATCTCCACCAGCGCCGGGTAGTGCTGTTTGAAATCGGGGTGCAGGGCTTCAATCATTGCGAATCACTCTCTTCTGTTTGCGTTTTCGAAACACTCAGGCCACAGCCAAAGCGCGCGATCAAGATCGCGTCCGCGATGGCCTGGCCGTTGCCCTTTGCATCGAGGTCGCGAAGTTCTGGATAGAGCTGGATGGCGCGTGAGCGTGCCGCGTCCTTGTCCTCGCCGATCAGCCTTGCTGCCTTCTTCCAGGCTTGAGGCGTCACCAGGGTAAGCGGCAGGCCGATGCCGGTCACCACGCCTTCCACCAGGCCAGCAGCGTGACCGAACGTGAACATGCTGGATGCCTGCTGGTGAGGCATTGGGCCTACCTGCTCAAGGTAGACGTGGGTTTCGTTGCGATCGCGCAGCAGTGGCCGCAGGAAGGCCGACACAGCGGCGCCGTTCACGCGAGTCTTGCTGCCAACCTTCAGCGTGGGCATCAGCATGTGGTCGAGATACCTGCCGTTGTCGCTCAGAACGACGATGGCGCCCGTGCAGCCTGGATCGATACCTACAATCATTTTGCCCCCTTGATGGTGATGATGCCGGCATTGATCCGGCGTTCGTGTGTTTCAGCAATGGCGCGCAGCATGTCGAGCCAATCAACCTCACCCGATGCCCGGCCATCGATCACATCGTGGCAAGCCGAGCACGCATCTACGGCGATTGTGTCGAACCCCTTCATGCCCATGCCCTTCTGGCCGCATGGAAGGTGCGCCAGCACAACGGTTTCTGGATTGAAGTTGCAGGTGCCGGGGATGCGGACTGTGCAGTCCTGCCCGCGCGCAGCATCGCGGTACTTCTGGCTGTGAATTTTCATCAGGTGAACGCCATTACTTGGTCAACGAGTTCCCGCAGCTTCTGCTCGGTCAGGTCCGCAGCGAAGAACTTGCGGAGCGAGACGTTGATCAGCGCGGAGTACATTTGCTCCCGCTCTTCCTCGGACATGCTGCCGAAGGACCAGGACTTTGCCTCCACCCGCACGCGGCCATGGATGTCAAAGGTCGCGTCGTAATACCCGGCCAGGATCGTCATTTCCTTGCGGAAGCGATCGTAGGACGGCTCGGCTTTCATGCCCTTGTATTCCATGCCCAGGTCCAGGTTCTCGGTGAACCGGTCAAAGGTCAGTCGCACCAGGGCGTGCATCTTCTTGAAGAACTTGTAGTTGGCGGGCTTGGTGAACTCGCCGTGGACGATATCGCCGATCTTGATCTTCTTGATCGCCTCGGCGGTTTCCTCGTCGTGCGGGATCAATCCGCCAGTGATTTTGCGAAGGTACAGTTTCACAGCTTCCACCCATTACGGCGGGCCTGCTGCTGATCGAGGATGCGACCGACGTACCCAATAACGGCGCCGATGCAGACGCCCACGAACAGCAGCTCCATGGCCGGCTCCTTACTTGATGACTTCGCGGCTGCCGTTGCTGGACATCGGCGTGATGATGCCGTCAGACTCCAGGCGCTCGATCAGGCGAGCGGCGCGGTTGTAGCCAAGCTTGAATTTGCGCTGAATGGCGCTCACGGATGGCCGGCCTTCGCTGCGCATCCAGTCGCAGACCTCGCCGTACAGCTCTTCACCCTCAACAGCGTCAGGGTCATCAAGCACAGGCGGCGCTTCAGGCTGCTCTGGCTCCTTGTAGCCGAACAGATCGCACAGAGCCTGGATGGTGGCGACCAATTGAAGCAACTGGGTTGCAGCTTCCAGGCGCCACAGAAACGCGCCGTCGGCGTCCTCACGTTGGGCTTCTTCTTCCTCACTCAGCTCGCCACCGAACTCGATGCCCTTGATCTGGAAGTTGTGGGTCAGCTTGAACGACACATCGTGATGGGTAAGCGCCATGCGCTCGACCATCAGCTTGTTTTCCAGGGCCTCGCCGAGCGTGCGCTTTGCGTTATCCAGGCTGCCTAGGTCGATGCTGACTCGATCTTGCTTATCTTTCAGCTGTACGCTGTCGCCCATGGTGAAGGCGCCAAAGGCCTCGGTGTCGCCATCCAGGTAGTTGCGCAGGCGCGTGGTCAGCCCGCCCTTGATGTTATCGACGTGGATAGTGCTGGTCTTGACCGAGCCGACAACCTTGATCACCGAACCGATCAAGACCTGGGCCAGGTTCTTGTTGGTGGTAGGCACGACAAGGAAGTTGCTTTCTGCGTGGTAGAAGGCGTGCACCACAGTGGTTTTGATCAGCGCCTTGGCGATCAGCTCGGTAGTCACACGTTCCTTGATGGCACCGATATCGTCGCCATCCAGCTCCTGGCCCAGCGCCTTCTCGGCTTCGTCGATCGCGGCGGTGACCGCTTGGCGCACGGCGCTGGCCGGCAAAATCTTCTCGTCGTAGCGCAGGGTGAACGAGCACCCGCCCTCGATCGGGGTCAGCAGCTCGCCGGTAGCACCGTTCGGGATAAAGCCAGCGCGGGAAATGAAGGTTTCGCCGACCGGCTCAAACGGAAGTTCTGCCAAGTGCTGGGCCAGCACTTCCTGGCGCGGCAGTTCGGCTTTGAAGACGATGGCATTTTTGATCAGTTTCATGGGTTGCTTTCCTCGTTGGTGTTGGGCCGTTAGGCCGGGTCTTTCAGGTTGATGTTGAATTCTTTGATGGTGCGCTGCAGGTGCGCCCGGCTGATGCCCAGCGCGGCTGCGATCTCTTTCTGGGTGTCGCCCAGGCCAGCAAAGGCGGCGATCTTCATGGCCAGCAGTTCACGCTCGGCTTTGGCTTTGTCGGCGAAAACGCCCTGGGCAACCTTGATTGCCGCCAGGCGGCGCGGGGTGGCTGTCTTGCCCTCCACTTCCTTTCGGGACTTGCGATGGATGGCGGTGTTCAGCTCGTGCTTCACGGGCTCGATCACGAACTGACGGGAGCGCTGCTTGCCGTCAGAGGCAGACCGATCACCGGGGGAAAGCACCTGCTTTTCATTGCCACGGGCGTAGAATTCGGCCATGGCTGCCGCGATCATCTCCCGATCGGCCTGCTTTTCCAGGAGGTGGCTATTACTGAACATTCATTGCCCCCTTCGCCTGCTTGAGCAGCTCGGACGCTTGATCAATCAGATTGGACGCCGCGTGCATTTCACGGCGAGCGCGCCGCACCGGGGATGCGAACTTGGCCAGCTCGGACAGCTCTTTCAGCTCTGTGCTGGTCATGTCCGTAGGCACGCCCACGACGTAGTGAAGGAACACCAACCGGCGCACTTCCGCAGGGATTGGAGCCGTGCGGCCTGTTTCATAGGCGCAACCACGGCCCTTCGAAACGCAAACAGCTTGCCAGAAATCTGGCTGTTTCAGCTTCAGGCCCTCGCGCAGCGCCTTCACGGTCAAGGCGTTGATATCGCCTTCTTTCTCAATCTTCATTGCCTTTCCTGCGTTTTGATTTGATGGAGCTATGTTTGCAAAATCGAAACGGAAAAGCAACAGGTGCGATTGCAAAATCGAAACAGATGGTTCATGTGTTGACGAAAGCGCGCAGGAGGCTCGCATGCCAACGAACAAAAAATTTTTTGAAGACCTACTTCGAGATCGCCGGATGTCGCTTCGCCAGCTGTCCAAGCGGCTCGACATTCTGCCGTCGCAGATTTCTCTTACATTCAACGGCAAGCGCCGCATGCAGATTTCGGAGGCGGTCAGGATCGCCCAGATACTCGGTGCCCCACTCAATGAGGTGATGCTGAACGCCGGCATCGAGGAAGTCAGGACCGATCGAAACCGGGTGACGATCACCGGCTACATGAACGGAGAGTACGAAGTCATCCCTGCCGACCCTGGCACGGTTGAGCGAACTTTGTTACCCGATGGCCTGCCAGCCGACAGCAGGGCCATCCAGTGCCGCACGGCTGGAACCCCCGTGGCCTTTACCGATGGCTGGATGCTGTTCAGCAATGGCAAACAAGACCCGGAGGAACTGCTGGGCACCTTCTGCGTGGCGAAGATACAAGGCGGCAGTGAAGTGATCGGCACTCTGTCAAAAGGGTATGAGCTTGGAACCTACAGCCTGCACGGCCCAGTGCCGCGCACAAGCCAGCGCCTTGAGTGGGCTGCGCGCATCCTCATAACCAGGCATTGAGACAGATTGCGCATTCATTGCGCATTCTTTTTGCCAAAGGTGTTTGCAAAATCGAAACAGCCTGATCTATCATCCAAACAGGCGGCGCGATGACGCGCTTTCTCATGAACGTTTCAAGCAATCACCCGAGGAATGTATGGACGACAACCAAGGCGGCGCCAGCCAGGCGCCGATGCTCCCGCCACCAGTCTGCAGCTATGGCAACCCTGAACAGCTGGCGGCGCTGTATTGCGCGCTGGCAAAGGCCCAGGGCGAATTCCAACCGATCGAGAAGAACCGCTCGGTCACTATCGACATCAAGAACGATCAGAAGCAGAAGGTTGGTCAGTACCAGTTCCGCTATGCCGACCTGGAAGAAATCACCGCGAAGACCCGCCCAGCGCTGTCGAAGTACGGATTGGCGACCATTCAGCCGATCGGCCCGGCCAAGCACGGCAGCGGCGTTTCCCTTTTCACCCAACTGATCCACGAAAACGGCGGCATGCTGATTTCGGAGCTGAACCTGGCAACCGGCCAGAAGGACATCAAGGCACTGGGCGCGCAAATCTCCTACCTGCGCCGCTACGCCAAGTCCGCCATGCTCGACATTGCTGCCGATGACGACATGGACGAACAGAACACCCAACAGTCACCGGACGATAACGAGCCTGAGCCCGAGCAGCGTGCCGGCCAGGTGACCCGCTCCGAGCCTGACCAGCAGGACGACGGCTTCTACAGCGACGAGCAGTTCCGCAAGAGCCTGACCGGCTGGGAAGCGGCGATCAAGACCGGCAAGTCCACCGCCGAACGCATCATCTCGATCGCTTCGAGCAAGCGGAAGCTCACTGACGAGCAAATCAAGCACCTCAAATCCATTCAGCCTGAGAACGAACAATGAACACTGTCCATAACGTAGAGCAAGGCTCCCAAGAGTGGCTGGACCTGCGCGCGAAGTTCAACACCGCGTCGGAAGCGCCGGCAATGATGGGCGTGTCGAAGTACCAGACCCGCAATGAACTGCTGACCCTGAAGAAAACCGGCGTAGCCCAGGCGGTGAACGCCTCGCAGCAGCGCGTGTTCGATCGTGGTCACAAGGCTGAGGCGATGGCCCGCCCGATCATTGAAGAGATGATTGGCGAAGAGCTGTACCCTGCCACTCTGTCCCGTGACGGCCTGCTGGCCTCTATGGACGGCATGGACATGCTGGGCACCGTACTGTTCGAGCACAAGCTGTACAACGAAGAGCTGGCCGCCCAGGTTCGCGCCGGGGAACTTGAGGCGCATTATTGGGTTCAGCTGGAACAGCAGCTGTATGTCAGCGGCGCCGAGCGCGTTATCTTCGTGTGCTCGGACGGCACCGAAGCAAACTTTGCTCATACGGTCTACTGGCCGGTTCCTGGCCGCATCGAGTCCATCCTGGCCGGCTGGGAACAGTTCGCGAAGGACCTAGCAGCATTCGAAGCCACGGCGCCGGTCGAAGCGGTTAAAGCCCGCTCCATTGAGAACCTGCCGGCCCTGGTCGTGAAGCTGACCGGTGGCGTATCCGCCTCGAACCTCGAAGAGTACAAGGCCGGCGCCCTGGCGTTCATCGGCTCGATCAGCACCGATCTGGCCACCGACCAGGACTTCGCCGACGCCGAGGCGACCGTGAAGTTCTGCGAGAAGGCCGAGAAAGAGCTGGCGGCCATCAAGGACAAGGCGCTCGAAGACACCCGCTCCATCAAAGAGCTGTTCGAAGCCATCGACGAGATGAGCGCGGCCATGCGTGAAAAGCGCCTGGTGCTGAACAAGTTGGTGACCAGCAAGAAGGACGAGATCAAGGCGAGCATCCGCACCACTGCCGAGCAGGCCTTTGCCAACCACGTTGCCGCGATCAATGCCGAGATCGGCCCGCGCGTTGCGCTGCCGGCCATCGCCTGCGACATCGCCGGGGCGATGAAGGGCAAGCGCTCGATCACTTCCCTGCAGGATGCAGCCGACACCACCCTGTCGAAGGCCAAGATCGAAGCGAACGCCCTGGCCGACAAAATCCGCGCCAACCTGAAGGTGCTTCGCGACCTGGACGCCAAGTACCGCGCTTTGTTCGCCGATGCCCAGGCCATCATCCTGAAGGATGCCGAGGACTTCGCTAACCTGGTGGCGCTGCGCGTCAACGAGTTCGATGCCGAGGAAGAGCGCAAGGCCAAGGCCGAAGAAGAGCGCCAGGCCCAGGAGCGCGAGCGCATCCGCAAGGAAGAGCAGGAGCGCCTGCAGCGTGAGCAGCAGGAGCGCGAGGAAGAGGAACGGCGCCAAGCTGCTGAAGCTGAAGCCGCTAACCAGGCTGCCGCCACCCCAGTGGCTGAGCCAACGCCGGAACCAGCCCCTGAGCCTGTCGCCGATCCAGCGCCCACGGCCCGCAATCCCGTTGTGACCGGAATGGACCTGGCCAGCGGAAAGGACGAGACGGTCTACCACACCACGGCACCGGCCAGCCTTGGGAAAAGCAAGCGTAAGGTTGTAGCGAAGCTGACGAACATGGAGGCCCTTCTGAACGACATCGTTCAAGGCGTCATGCCTATGGACCTGGTTCAAATCAATCCAGATGCCGTTCAGGCATTCGTGGACAGCCACGGGTTCGCTCCTACGGGCTTTGGGCTGGGGAGTGTTGACTGATGGACAAGGAGGCGGCGAAAGCCGCCCTCCTGACCGACAAAGACCTGGCCGAGCGCTGGGGGGTATCGGTCAGGACCATCGGGCGCTGGCGTGCTGCCGGCAAAACCCCGCCCAGTGTCGCCATCGGGCACCGGGGCGGGTTCGGCCAGGGCGTGCGCTACCGCCTGGACGACGTGATCGCGTTCGAGGACGCGCGTAAACAACAGAATTGAGGCTCCAATGTATGGAATCTATCGCCCGCGTTAATCCGAAATACTTCGCCGCAATCAGCCTGTTCCAAGCGGTACAGGATGTGCGCTACTACCTGTGCGGGGTGTATATCGAGCCGCACCCAGAGAAAGGCGTGGTGCTCGTTGCAACCGATGGCCACACCTTGGGTGTTCTGCACGACCCGGACGGCTGGGTGAAATCGCCGATCATCGTGGGCGACATCAGCAAGCCACTGCTGACTGCCTGTGCCTCCAAGGAAAGAAAGAACCGACCGGCGCCGGTCCACCTGTATTTGAGCGAGCAAGGCGCCGTGGTCGATAGTGAGGAAACTCCGACCGACGAGGTAAACCCATTCAGCGACAGCACCCTGCACATGAGCAAGATCAAACTTGTTGATGGGCAATACCCAAACTGGCGCAGGGTGGTCGAGAAAAACCGTCTGAAGGGAACAGAGTTTCCGTGCGTAAACTCTATCTACTTGGCCAGGCTTGATGCGGCCATGAAAATCTTGAACACCCAAGGCCGTTTCTACGGCGGCATTGAACTGATGTCGAGTGGCCGCGACACCACGATGGTTGCGCGCTTCCCACAGCCAGACCTGGAACAGCGGTTCCTGGCTCTGATCATGCCGATGCGTAACGAGCAGCCCAAAAACCTGCTGCCCGACTGGCTGATGCCGAAGGAAGAGCCGGCACAAGCCGAAGCCTGATCATCCAACTACCTGGGCGCCCAGGTGGCGCCCTCTACCGAGGAAAGGAACGTGATCAAGACCGAGACGATTGACGATACCATCCGCGAGCTGGCGCGGACCCTGAAGGCGCTGCAAGCCCTGCGCGCTATCCGCATCAAGAACCGGAACCCTGACGTGTTGAGCCGGGGTACTGAGGTGATGGGCGGCATGCCCGCCAGCGTTACCCGCTATCGCTACATCCCTTCTGTGAAGGAACACGCTGCGGCTATTCGCGCGAGCCTGGACCTGACCCGCAAGCTGGCAGACCTTCGGGCGGGGCGGTGACCATGAAAAAGTGGAACCACGACGAGCTGGCTCACGACCTCGCCAACCATCTCCGCGTCAATCCCGAGCATATGGTTTGGGAAGACATGCAGATGGGGCCGTCCGGCTCGATCCGACCCGACGTGTACCTGCTGAAGAAAGCCTACTCCACCTTTGCTCCCGTCACCTACGAAATCAAGGTAAGCGTTAGCGACTTTCGCAGCGACATCACTTCGGGCAAGTGGCAGGGTTACCTGAAGTTCTCTTCCGGCGTGATCTTCGCCGTCCCAGCCGGACTGATCAACAAGGCCGACGTGCCAGCCGGCTGCGGCCTGATCGTCCGTCACGACGAGGTATGGCGCACGGTGAAACGCCCGACCTTACAGAAGATCGATACGCTTCCGCATAGCGCCTGGATGAAGATGCTGATCGATGGCATCGAACGGGTACAGTTCGAGCGGGCCAGGCTTCGCCAGCGCTCCAACTCCTGGCAGGTCGAGCAGAAGCTAAGGGAGAAGTTTGGCGAAGAGCTGGCCCGGCTAATTGCTGACGTTATGCGCGACCGTGATCTTCTGGAGTACCACAAGCAGGAAATCGAGAAGAAGCGCAGGGAGATCGACGAAGGACACAACGATTATGTCAGGCGAAAGCGCGCGGAACTCGAAAACGAACGCAGCTACGCTGATAGCGCGATGATTGAGCTTGGCCAGGCTCTCGGCTTGCAAGAAGGCTTCAAGCCCATGGACCTGGTGCACGCGATATGGGACGCGAAGCGGCGTCTAGTCGGCGACGGAGAGGTGAAGCGCCTAGTCAGCGCATTCGAAAGGATGCAGCGCGCCATATCCGATGGCCTCGATCCGCTGCCAGGCGGCTACATTGCCGCCAAGGAGGAAGTATGGAAGTCCTGATTATTTGGCTCTGCGCAACTGCTGCGATGGATGATTGCCAGGTGCAGCGCGTCGGCGAGCCCATGCCGGCAACCCAGTGCGAGAACATGAAAAGGGTCTACGTGCAGACGCTCGGAACCGGCCCGGAACAAAATTACAGGATCGAGTGTCAGGACGCCTGATCCGGGCGTATACTCCGTCAGCCGACTACCCGGCATCCCTACAAGGAAAGGAAAATGGTTGACGCAGTTGCTGTGAACGTACCCGCCATCGCTGACATCCCGGCTGGCAATCTCGTTTCCACCCTGGGCACCGTCTACGGCAAGGCGGTCTATGCCGCTGACAACGTTGGCGCGGCTCTGTACAAGGCCGAACAAGCTCAGGCCAAGGCCGACGAGGTGGAAGGCAAGGCGCAGTATGCAGCTGACACCGCTGGCGCCACTGCCGGCACCGTGGACAACTACGTTGCTCCGCTGGTTGGTAAGATGGATTCGGAAATGAACCAGGTCTTCGCAGCCCTGGGTCTGACCCGCGCCTCCTGATCCCGCTGCTGTACCGGGCGCCTTCGGGCGCCATCCGAAAGCCCCTTATTGGGGCTTTTTTTGTATCTTCCCCGCTTGTTTGCGGCGTGCTAGTGGGTGTTTAGATTTCGCAAACACGGAGCACGCGACATGAACACTGCATTTCTTCTTCTGGCCCAGTACGGCGGCCAGGCCATCATCCCCGTCGAGAAGGTGTGCAGTGACTACTTCCAGCACCTGACCAGCGAGAAGTTCATTCGCAAGGTCGTCGCGGGCGAGATCGTCATTCCCCTGGTGCGCATGGAGGGGTCGCAGAAAGCGGCCAAGGGCGTTGCCTTGGTGGACTTGGCGGCCTACCTTGACGAGCGCCGAGATGCCGCCCTGAAGGAGTGCCGGCAACTCAATCGCCTGGGTTAGGGTGCCAAAAGAGTGCCACGACTTCAGCACACACCAGAACCGACAGCGTTTTCAACAGCTTATTCAGCCATTGGAACAGTCCATCATGGGCGCCACGGCAAAGACTTTTTGCCCGTAAATATCTGATTTTCTTGTCGTATTCTTCACGCCAGTCTCCATGGCACACCGCTGTGGCACACCGTTTTTAGCCCGTTTCCGCCCGTTTTCGATTGTTTTTTCCGCTCCGGGGTGCCATTCAGTGCTCCATCAAATGGATCAGCACGAACGAACGGAAAATGGCACACCATGGGCACCATCACACCGAGGAAACGCAAAGACGGATCAACCGCTTATAAGGCACAGGTCCGCATCAAACTAGGCGGAAAAGTCATCCATCAGGAGACGGAGACTTTCGACCGAAAGCAGGCCGCCCAGGCCTGGATCAAGAAGCGGGAAACAGAGCTGTCGGCGCCTGGAGCCCTAGCCGTGGCCACGGGTGATGACCCAAGCTTGTCGGAAGTGATCAACCGCTACCTGACCGAGATTGTCGCCCACAAGCCGATCGGCAGGACCAAGGAGTGCACCCTGCGCCAGATTGCCAGGTCGGAGCTGGGCAAGGTGCCGGCCTCCCAGATAACCAGCGCCCACCTGGTGGACTATGCGAACCAGCGCATCACCGTCGATGGGGTGAAGAAGCAGACCGCCAGCAACGACATCGCCATCATCTCGTCAGTGTTCGCCGTCGCTGAGCCCGCCTGGGGCTACCGGCTGAACCATGAGGACGTGCGTAAGGCCAAGGCCGTAATGCGCAAGATCGGCATGTGGGGCCGCCCCAAGGAGCGCACCCGGCGCCCGACGCTTGAAGAGCTGGACCGCCTCATGGCTCATGCCGCCGACATGCACAGGCGCCGGCCCTGGGCACTGCCGCTGATCAAGCTGATCGCCTTCGCCATATTCAGCACCCGGCGCATGGATGAAATCCTGCGGATCGTATGGGATGACGTGGACTTCGAGAACCGGACGGTGATCGTCCGCAACATGAAGAACCCCAGCATGAAGTGGGGCAACGATGTTACATGCAAACTGCCCGACGAAGCCTGGGCCATCCTGGAGTCGATGCCGCGCCTGGAAGACCGCATCTTCCCCTATGAGGGTGACGCCCTGGGCGCCTCCTTCCTGCGCGCCATGCGCTGGGTTGATATCGAAGACCTGCACTTCCACGACCTGCGCCATGAAGGCGTGTCGCGCCTGTTTGAAATCGGCTGGGAAATCCCTCGGGTTGCCGCCGTCAGCGGTCACCGGGATTGGAACAGCCTGCGCCGCTATACCCACCTGATCGGGCATGGGGACAAGTATGAGGGTTGGAAGTGGCTGCAGGTGGCGATCGACGCCAAGGCCCAGGTCACACCGAAGATCAACCGCACCGAGTACAACAAGTTCGAGCGGGAAGAGATGACGCCGACTGGCATTCGGCGGGTAAAGAAAAAGGCAGCCTGATTAGGGCTGCCCTGAGCAAGTTCTGGCGTACTCCTGAAGGTACGCCAACTTGCGCTGATCCTCGATTATTCCTCGGCGGATATCGAAAACGTCTTGTCCAGCAGCATCAGAGAGTTCGACGCTGGTTGCATCGCCCAGGCTGCCGGGGCCTGCGGTCGCGGGCACACCGCCGCTTGCGGCTGGAGCTGGGCACTTGGCCTGGACGCGCAGCCGCTTACGAAGAGCGTCAGCGTCAGCATTGGCGCCAGCATATAGGCGGCGCAGACGTTCATTTTCAGCTTGTTCATTGGTCAGTTCCTGGGTGTGCTTCTGGTCGGCGGCCTGGGCCTTGTCCTGCATGGCCTGCTGGTCGGCCAGGGCCTGGTCGCGCTGCTCGGTTGCTTTGTCGCTGATGGTCTTCAGCTCGCCCGCATGCGTGGCAGCCTGGCTGGCCAGCTTGGCGTCATAGCGCCAGCCCTGGGCAAGGCCGGCCACAAGGGCGCCGACAAGGAACGCGACGACGGCGATTGCCGCTGTGATCTTCCCGGTCATGGCTGGGGCGCCGCCTCTGACTTACTGGCAGCCGCATCGACTGCCTTTGCCGCTGCCTTGGCTGCATCCCCCGCCACCTTCGCGGCCTCAGAGGCCGTTACGGTGGCCTGTCCTTGATTGGCCAGGCACACGTTCAGGGTCTGTAGCCGCGCCTCGGACGCTTCGGCATAGCTCTTGCGTATCTCTGCGATCGAGTTTTCAGCATCGCCGCGCACGATCATGACGCCCAGGGGAATCCCGGCGCAGGCGCCAGCGGCCAGGATGAAGGCCACGATTGCTGAAATCTGCCAATGCTTGAGGCGCTTGGCCTTGCCGGAATTATCACAGGTCATCACGTTCTACCCCTTTCTGCTCGAAGCGCGGCCAGCTCTTCCTTGATGGCCGTCATTTGGTACTCCATGATTTTCAGGGTGGCCGTCATCTCGGCCATTTCCTTCCAGAGCTTGTCGCGCTCCGCGTTTACTTCCTTGAGGCTGGCGCGCAGGGAATTGTTGTCATCCTGGAGCGTCTTGATGATATCGACCTCGGCGCGATCGCTGGCGATCGTCGTGGCGTCCGATGAAAGCCGCTTGCGCAGGGCCAGAACGCCGGTAACGCCGCCCAGTATCAGCGCGCCAATTGCCGATCCGACGTAGGACCACCAGCCGCCGCCTGCCAGGTTAGGGAGTTCTGGTTCCATCAGACGACCTCCCCGCCTGCCTTCTTGTAGGCAGTAGACATCTTCTCGTCGTACTTGTTCTTGGCGTATGCCGGCCCATTGTAGCGTTTGGCGAAGGCAACCCAGTCCAGGTTGCGCAGGGCTCGAACCAGAACCGAGTCGGCCTTGATGAACCGAACGAAAGCATCGAGCTGCTGCGCCTCGCTGCTGTACATGGCGTTGATGAACGCCTGCTGGTTCGGGTAACCCAGGTTCTTCCAGTGGTAGCCCATGATCTGGAAGCCGCCCCAGCTGGCGGAAGACAGCGCGCATTCGCGGTCGATCTTCGCGGCACGGCCTAGACGGTCATGCTCGGCGATACCGCCGCTATAGCCACCAGCCTTGGAATTTACGATGTCGGGATATTGGGACGCGTACTGGTCAGCTTTAGCTTTGCCGTACTTCTGGCTCAGCTGGCTGTACATGACATGCCGCTCGAAGAGGATTTTCGGCCTTCCATCCGCCAGGAAGCCATCGCCTTGGCTTTCTACGGTGGCAACGGCCTTGATGGCTGCGGCTAGAACGCCGAGCGATTGCGCGGCGGATTTGTAGTCTGTCTCGGTGAGACCATTCGGCATGACGTGCCCCCGATAAGGTTGGCAGCACGTCTTGCGCTGGCGTTTTGATATGTCGCGATCATAAAACGCCTGTTTACGAAATCCAAACAGAAAACGATGGCAGGTAAGCCACAATTGCGCGCCTGCCTTCGCGCTCGGGTGAGGAAAGTGGGTTCCATCCCATTCGTGCCGGACCAGATTGGGCGCCAGCCCGGCACGTCCGCTGATCAACGATAGATCGGTTGGCCTAGATTATCACGAAGTTCGCGGTTCAGCTTAGGATTGATGTTCACGCCGCCCTCGGTTCGATCACTATAGCGCCTGCGCGACTGCAACGACTGACGAATGGTGTTCGGCGTGATTGCCACCTGGCGGTGCTCCTTGTTGAAGGCCTTGATTTCAGTCATGGCATCCGCCTTGGCCTCGTCGTCCTTCAACTTGTGGGCAGCTGCGTACTTGTCCATGAGCCCCCGGCGTTTATCCATGATCCGCTTCTCGGCGTTCTTCAGGGCGCTGTTGCGCTCGTACTGCTCGGCCAGGACTGCCGGGGTGAAGCCCAGCATCTGCGCCGCCAGCTCGGTGCCCTTGAACTCACTGACCAACGGATCGCCGCGCAGGGTAGTGGCGCCCTCTTCGGCAAACCGCGCCGTGCGCATGATGTCCTTCACGAACTTGGGCGACATGGTTTCGACGCCGCGATAGACCTTGCCGTCGCCGATCTGGCCCCAGCCTGTCCACATATTCTGCGCAATGCCTGGCAACGCACCCAGCAACTGGCTTTGCCAGTAGTTGAACTCGTCTTTGCCTTCGAGCTGACGGTCTGGCGAACGGAACCAGAGGTCTGGCATGCCTATGCGGCCCGACAGCGACGTGCCGGTCAGGTGGCCAGGGATGCCATTCAGCAGCAGGCCGGCTGTGGTCGGCCCCAGCAGGTCAACCGTGCCCTTCTTGAATTGCTCTTCGGCATCATCACCGAAGATCATGCTGGCGATGGCCATGGCCAAGCCATACAGCCACACACCTTTAACGCCCGCGCTCATTGCCATCATGCCGCTGATGCCGGCGAGCTGGTGAACGGCTTCCTTCCGGGCCGCGCTGTCGCCGTGGAGCACTTGGTGAGTGTCGCGGAACAGGCGCCAAAGCATGTTGACCTGATAGTTGCGGAAGACCAGCGCCACCTTGGCCACGTCGCCGTGCATGACGCGCGGGCGATTGGTGTTCGAGTAGTCGAAGTGGGTCTTGTAGGTCAGGCGCGCGCCTTCATCGACTGCCTGGGCATGGGTCATGCCGTCAGCACGGGCCAGACGATAAGCAGCCAGGAACGTCACCTCCCGGTTCAGCCGCTCGGCCTGGTGGAACTGCCAGGCAATGACGCCCATCACCTTGTTGCGCACGGCGCTGTATTCGACGCCGGTTTCGCCAACCCCGGCCAGGTTATGCGCCTGGCTGCTGTCGATGATGCCGGCCTCGTAGGCCTGGCGCATGGCCCGGCGCTCGTCTTCGGTCAGAGACTTGGAATTCTCCGCGTGTCCCTTGCCGGTGACAAAGTGGGTCGCAGCCCTGCCCATTTCGGCGATGGTCTTGGCCGTGCCGAACTTGGCGCCAATGACCGGAATGCCGATGATTGCGGTCTGAGACAGGTTGACCAGGGCGGCTGCTGGCGACATCGACAGGTGGTAGATGAAGGCAGCGCTGGTCAGTTTCTGCGCCAGCGGGCCGCCTTTGGGGTTCATCACGTAGTCATGGCGACGGTTGATCTCATTGACCACAGCCGTGTCACGCTCCGGCTCCTTGCTCTTGCCGGCAAACTCCTTGGCCAGGTCGATCGACTCCTGCATGCGGGCGCCGAACTTGAGGCGGCCCAGCTGGTGAGCGCCATGGAACATCCTGGAAGCGAACGCGCGTAAGGCATCCTGGGTATAGCCTTCACGGTTCTTCCGGTGGATGAAGCCCTTGCGCATGCTCATGTCGGGCATGCTCTCCAGGTAACGCTGCCACACCTGGTCCTTGACGGAATCAGGCACGTCGGCGCCGCCCAGGATGTCCTCGACATCGGACACGAAGCGCGGATCAACGGAGCCACGCAGCTCGGCGTCTGCGCTCAGCAGGCCGGTCTGGACCTTGCCCAGGCGCTTGGCGTCAGCCGCGAACCGCTGCTGCTCCTTGCGGGATTCGAACCGGCTGAAGCTGATCACCTCGCCAGTGTCGCGGTCGCGAACGGTCACGAAGTAGTCACCGAAGCGAGCCAGCGGGAAGTAAGGGCCTTCCAGGCGGTTGGCCTCGAACTGCTGGCGCATCATGGTCAAGCGAGCCTTCTTGTTCCAGCGCAGCTTGGTCATGGCGGTGTTGTACTTGTACAGCGCAGCGGCTTCGGCCTGTTTCTTGGCGTCACCGGTCAGGCCCTCGTCCTTGATTTCTGCCAGCTCCTTCTCGTAGGTGCGCTCCGCTTTCCGACCGTGGATGTCGATAGCCGCTGCCAGGTTGTCCATCAGGATCTGGTCCAGCTCTTCGGTCATCCGCTTGTAGGTGTCACGAACCTCGCGATAGTGAGCCTGCAGCTCGGGCGACAGCGCCTTGAAGCGCTTGGACAACTCAGCATGCGCCGACCGGCGCGCTTCGTCGCGAACCTTCTTCTCGAACGCGGCTTTGCCCGCCTCGCTGTTCGGCTGCTTGTCCATCATCTGTTGATCGATCTTGTTGATGATCGACGAGAACGACTCAGCCGGGTCGGCCTGGGCGATGGTTGCATCGTGCATGATGCGCGCCATCTCCTTCGCGCCCTGCCGGTCGGTGACGTTCAGCTTCAGCCACTTCTGTGCCGTGGTATCGAACTCGGCGTGCTTCTTGGCCCGGTAGGCGTCCATGTCACGCTTGAGCTTCAGGTACTCGGTGGCGTGCATGTTGTTTCCGGCCAGCTCTTCGATCATGCGGTCCATGGGCGCGGTGGCCAGGAGGCTGAACTGGCCTTTGCTCTTGGCGCCGGCCATGGCGTCGGTCAGGGCTCGGCTAAACCAGCTGTCCACCTCGCGATCGATAGGCGCATCATCCTGGTTTCGGCTGAACGCTGCTTCCTCGCGCGGTGCGGTTCTGCCGCTGCGCAGGGCCGATACGGCCATGGCACGGAGCTGGGCCGGGGTGACCGAGCCTGCCTGGATGCCGAAGCGGCGGTATAGGAAGTCCTTCACGGCTCCCATGATGCTCTGCGCCCACTTCTTGATACCTGCCGGCGCGCGCTCGTAGTTCTCGATCGCATAGGCGCCCAGCTCTTCGATCGAGCGCATGCGGGACATGGTATCGCCTGCCGCTTTGGCCTTCTCCACGCGGCGGAAGGCCTCGGCCCAGTCGCCCGATAAGCGCCCGGCTTCGGCGGCCTTGTAGAAACCATTCAGGCGAGCCATCAGGTTCATCCACTTATCAGTCTTGACCAGGGCCTCGCCGCCTGAGTGGAACGCCTCGTGCAAGAGCACTGCCGGCGCGCTTTCAGGGGTCAGCTGATCCGCCACCAGATGGATTTTCCCAGTGGTGTCGGTCCACCCTTGGGTTTGAGGATGGATGCCGTCTGGCGCAGTGTCGTGCAGCACGACCTGGCCGCCGTCGATCATGGTGCCAAGGATGCGGCCCAGGTCGCTGGCGCGCAGGGTTTCGCCCAGGGATGCAGAATCGCCCATGCTCGCCTTGTTACCGGCTGCTTCGGCTGGCGCGGTCTGCACGGTCTTCTTCGGCTTCAGCTGCTCCAGCACTTCGGCGTGGCGCGACCGCGCACCATTCAGCTCCTGGCTTTTCGGCCATTTGCTTACCTGCGCTTCCAGCTTGGGAATGTCTGCCTCGGCACGCGCCTTGTTGCGCTCCACCTGCTCGATCGCTGCGCCAAGGTCTTTCACGCTGTTGGTGATGCGCATGATGGCGCCCATCGGGTCGTTGCCGATCTCGATCTTCGCGTCATACGTGCCAGCGCCTTCCAGGGTGGCGATAAAGCGTTCGGCACCAACCCGTTCAGCGTGCAGCGTGAAGTCGCCAAACTTGCCCAGGGTGGCAGTCTCGGCCTGGCTGGCCTCCATCTCTGCCAGCTGGGCCATCAGTGCCTCGCCAGCATCCTTGCGCTTGTCGAAGGTCTGACCGTCGATGGTCATCTCGAACTCGGACGGCTGCGCACGCTTGGCGTCCTGGCGCAGCTCGTTCAGCAGCACGTCGGCACGATCGGCGCTTTGCTTGGCGTAACGAATGCTATCGCGCAGGCGGTGCTGCTCCCGGTCAAAGCCCTGGCGCTCGGTCTCCAGCTTGCGGACCTTCTGGCGCAGGCTCATTTCTTCCAGGATCAGCGGGTTACCGCTCGATGCCGCTTTCATTTCGGCAGCGTTGGCGGCCTCGCCCGCCACGTCCTCGATCTCGCGGGTGCCGGTGTTGCCCTTGCGCACCTGCTCGATGAAGTTGGCTTTGCCCTCGATCGTCTGCCACATACGGCTGTCCAGGGTCTGCTTGGTGGCATAGCGATTGATGCGCACCTCGAACCCTTCCGGGTCGCGCTCGTACAGCTTGTTGCCCTGGCGGATGATGCGGCCTTCTCGCTGCTCCAGGTCGGACGGCCGCCATGGGGCGTCCAGGTGATGAAGTGCGACCAGGCGGTCCTGCACGTTCATGCCGGCGCCCATCTTGGCGGTTGAGCCGAACAACACGCGAACGCGGCCCGACCGGACCTTGCCGAACAGCTCGTCCTTTTGCAGCTCGGTCTTGGCGTCGTGGATAAAGGCGATCTCCGCTTCGGGAATGCCGCGATCGATCAGCTTCTGCTTCAGGTCGTCATAGACAGAGAAATCGCCATCCAAGGCCATCATCTCGTCCGGGCTTACCTTATCCAGGTCAGCGATGGCCTGTTCGTCACCCTGCTCAGCACGCTCAACCAGGTCACGCAGGCGCGCAGCCTCGGCGGCCTTCGCGTTTTTCGGCGTGGACAGGTCGATGAACACCAGCTGGGTGCCGCGATCGGCATGCCATTCGTCGTAGATGGCTTTGATGCGACCAGCCGCGTGGTTGACCTTGCTGTTCGGGTAATCCGGGTAGCTCGGATCGATCAAGCGCATGTCGAGCGCGGCCTTGCGCGCATCGCCCATGATCTTGAGCATGTTGTCCGCGCCCTTCTCGGCCTTCTTCGGCATGTTCTCCGAGCGCCAGACCAGCGAGCCCTGCGGGTAGTTGTCGGTATCGTTGCCAGCCTCATCCTTGATCGGCTCCCCGATGAACTTGGCCTGCTCCGGGCTGCGCGGCACTACAACGTTGGTCGGCTTGCCCCCGGCCAGCTTCGGAACGGGCAGCTTCTTGCCCTGGGACGCCAGCATGCGGTTGATGTCGTCGCGGTTGATCACGTCAGCGAAGTGCGTGTACCGCTGCATCAGCTCGGGCATGTTCACGAACTTGGCGAACCTGCTGTTCATCTTGTACTTGCCGGATGGCGACAGCTCCCAATCCGTCACGACCTCGCCGAACATGCGCGCCCAGGCATCGAAGTGATTGATGCCCTGCGCCTTCAGGTTCGAGTAATCCAGGTAGCGCTGCATGGTGTACATTTCGGCCATGGTGTTGCTGATCGGCGTACCGGTGGCGAAAACGACGTTGCGCCCACCCGTGGCGTTCAGCACCTGGCGCACCTTGAGGAACATATCGGACGCCTTCTGGCTGCCCTGCTGGTTGCCCAGGCCGGCCACACGGTTCATCGACGTGGAGAACGCCAGGTTCTTGAACTCGTGCGCCTCGTCCACGAACAGAGCGTCGATTCCCAGCTCACCCCAGTACAGGTTGTCGTCCTTGTTGTCGGCGTCCAGTAGCTTCTTCAGCTTCTCGCGCAGCGCATCCCGGCGCTTCTGCACGTCCTTGACGTTCCGGCTCTTCTCGCCATCGGTCTGACGCATCAGCTCGATAGAGCTGTCCAGGTCGGCAATCTGCTCTTCAATGAACGCGGCCTGCTCTTTGGGCTCGACCTCGACCTTGCCGAAACTGGAATGCGCGACGATCACCGCATCCCAATCGCCGGTCGCAATCCTGGCGAACAGGCGCTTGCGGTTGTCCTTGTCGAAGTCCTTCTTGGTCGCGGCCAGTACGTTGGCGCCTGGATAGAGCTTGGTGAAGTCAGCAGCCCACTGGCCGACCAGGTGGTTCGGCACCGCGAACATCGGCTTCTTGGCCAGGCCCATGCGGCGCAGCTCCATGGCGCCGGCAATGAGCGTGAAGGTCTTGCCCGCGCCGACAACGTGGTCAGCCAGGGTAGTGTCGGACTGGACGATGCGCCACACGCCATTGGCTTGGTGCGGGCGCAGGGCAATGATGTCGTTACCCACCTTGCCAGGGAACGTCAGGTGCGAACCGTCGTACTCGCGGGCGACGTTGGTGTTGAACACGTTGTTGTATATGCCGGCAAGTTGCTCACGGCGGGCGTCATCGGCCCAGACCCAGCGGCTCCATTCCTCCTTGACCGCGTTCACCTTGTCATTGGCAAGCTGGGTTTCGGTCTCGTTGAGCGTGCGGGTGCCGTCGGAATGGCTATCGAAGACCTGCAGCGTCTTCTGGTTGGCGGCAGCCTCCAGGATGGATTTCAGCTCGACGCGACCGGTGGACCAGCGCGCATCAGCCGAACGGCTGGAATCCAGGTCCAGGATCGACCACTTGGCGGTGGCCGGGTTGTAGATAGCACGGGCCTTGCTGCCTTCGCCGATGTGGTTGGCGAAGCCGCCCATGGTCTGGGTCGGTATCCAGGCAGCGCCCGGCTTGACGTTGATATCCACGGCCTCGATGTCGCGCGGCTGGACGGCCTCCAGCGCCTCAACGTTGCGGGCAAACGCGGCGTCCTTCTGCGCTGCCTGGCGTGCCTGGGCCAGCTTGGCCTTCACGTTGCCAGACAGGTACTCGTCACGGGTGACGTAGCCCTTGGCAGGGTCTTGGAACACCAGGTCGCCCAGCTCCTTGACGATGGCGTCTTCGCTCTTCCCGTACAGTCGGCCCATAAGCCCCAGGTCAACGCGGCCAGTCTCGGCCAGCGACGATACCAAGGCGTCCTTGGCTGAGCTGGCGCTTTCGGGTGCCTGGTATGGCGACTGGGTGCGCTTGGTGAAGATCGCGGCTTTCTGGGCGCTTGGCTTGCGTGCCTCTTCGCCGGTCTTCTTGGCCACGGCAGCAGAGATACCCTTGTCGAATCCATCTTCCAGGGCGGACAGCTGCGGCCAGGATGGATCATCCCTGAACAAGCGCTTGTTGGCGTCCAGGTTAATCGGGCCGTTCTCCTTGACGAAGGCGTCATAGGCGTTGTTCAGCGCCTGGCGAGCGGCGGCGATCTGCTTCTCGGTGGCATTCGGATTCAGCTGCAGGCCGCGCAGGGTTGCCAGCTGGTCACGCATGCCGATCATGCCAACCACTCGATCGCGGGCCTTGTCGCTCGGGAAGGTGACGGCCTCGGCGGTGTTTTCGCCCAGCACGTCATCCCCGCGCACCTTCACGGTGTCGCCGTCAACGAACATGGAGCCGACGCGCACGTTATCAGCGCGCACGGTCGCAGCGGTTTCAGGCTTAACGACGGGCTCCACCGTGCCCTCGGCAAGCGGCAGCCGCGCAATGGCTTGATCCAGCAGTTTCGCCGTGTCCTGACCCGCGCGGGCGACAAGTGCCGGCTCGCCGTCGCGGTACATGGAACCGTAGGCGCCGAAGTCACCCAGCATGTTCTCGGGGTGATCGTGGAAATACTCGTTCAGCGGTACGGTTTTGCCCTGGCTGTCGGTGAAGTCCCGCACCTTCATCCAGTTCTCGCCGGCATTGGGCGAGCCTGGGCCGCGCTTGCGCATGAAGATGATGTCGGTTGTGACGGCAGTTCCCGCATTCGCCATGAAAGCGTCATTCGGCAGGCGGATCGCCCCGATGAAGTCAGCCCGATAGTCCATGTAGGCGCGCGCCTTGTCGCCTGGCACGTCCATCATGCGGTTGGTCACGACCATGGCCAGCACGCCGCCTTCCTTCAGGCCATCCAGGCTCTTGGCGAAGAAGTAGTTGTGGATGCTGAACCCGCTGATGTCCTTGCGCTTGCCGTCGTACAGGCTCTCGCGCCCGAACGGCGGGTTGCCAATGGCGATGTCAAAGTGACCATCTGGAATGGTGTAGTCCTGGAAGCCCATGCGGGCGATCTTAGCTTCAGGGTAAAGCTGGGCAGCGATACCGCTGGTGATGCGGTCCAGCTCTACGCCGTGCAGCGCGGATGCCTTGCGCAGCTCGTGCGGCATCAGGCCGAAGAAGTTGCCGGCGCCCACGGAAGGCTCCAGCACACGGCCACCCTTGAAGCCCAGGCGATCAGCGGCGCGCCACACGGCGGCGACGATTTCCGGGCTGGTGTAGTGGGCATTCTTGGTGGACGACGCAGCGGCGCTGTATTCCTCGGGCGTCAGAAGCTCGCGCAGCTCCTTGACTTCCCGCTCCCAGCCCTTGCTGGCGCTCTTGTCGCTGCGCTCGAATGCCTGCGGGATGCCACCCCAGCCCACGTACTTGGCGAGCGCGGCCTGCTCTGCGGCGGTAGCCGGACGCCCGGAAGCCTCCAGCTTTTTCAGCAGCTGGATCGCCTCGACGTTGGCCTTGTACTTGGTCTTCGCGCCGCCCGTGCCGATCGCATCGGCTTCGGTGATGGTGTAGTTGGTGCCACGGTCGCCAGACTCGACGCCGTTCGACGCGGTTACGCTGCTTGGGTCGGCTCCGTCTGGTCCGCCTGATCGTCCTCGGGCTGGATCACCGCCATCGCCTCGTTGAACAGGCTGCCGCTCGCCGGCTGCTCGTCGTCCTGGTCGCTCTCCGCTGGCGGGAACAGGTACTGCTCCCGCGCCATCTCCCACGCTTCGTGCGTCGTCATCCCGCTGGCTTCCAGCTCGCTCATTTCGGCGTGCGTCCGCTCCGCTGCTTCGCGAAGCGCGTTCCCCAGCTGTCCCTTCGCCTTCAGCTCCTGGAACCGCTTCGGCTGGTGCTCTTTCCAGTGCTCCCTGGCTTGGCTGATCCAGTTTTGTAGGTTCATTCGCGGTTTCCTCGTTCAGTTGTGCCAGCTCTGCCCTTACTTTATCAGGGCTGTCCATACCTTCAATGGATACGCCGGCATCCTCCATCATGTCGCGGGCGCCATTGTACCAGCCGCGAAGGTACGGGCGGATTTTGGGAAGCGGCATGTCAAGGTCGCTGGCCATCGTTCTGGCGAAGGCAGAGAACTGGCGGACGCCGGCCTCGATGTGGAACACCGCCAGCTCGGCGCCCAGCGCCAGGACTTCCGGGTCGATGCCGCTGTTGAGCTGACCCAGCTTCGCCTTCAAGCGTTTGCGAAGCTCGGCGGCCCGGTCGGCGGTTACCAGCTTGTTGCTCGCGCCGTACTCTGCTGCTGGGCTGGTTTCGGCAGCCGGTGCGGGCTTACCGATGATCGCCTTGTCTTCGTTGTAGACGACAGCGGTGATAGCGTCGGCCTTCGTTTCTACGCCTTCGATAGCGTTCGGCTCTTTGAACACGAGCCCGTCATACCCAAGGTCGAGCACGCGCTGGCGCAACTCAGCACCGACAGTCTTGTCGCCTACGGATCGATCGAACAGCTCTTGCACCTGCGGATCGATGCCAGGCTGGCGTAGGTCGAGCATCTTGGCTTCCGGGCTCAGGCTGACAGGCATAACCACGCCGCCGCTATAGAACAGCTCGTCGGCCTGCGCTTCGGTCAGCGACTTGTCGGTCTGCGATACCTTGGCCGCTGCCTTATCAGCGAAGAACTTGCCGTAGCCGGTCCCGTCGTCGGTCAGGTAAACGCCGCGACCCTGGTGATCGTATCCGCCGCCATTTTTGCCCTGACGGGATGCCTCGAACTTCTCGAACGGGCGCGCAGTGCCGTGGAACAAGCTGGCGAATTCGGCGCCGTTTGGCTTTGGTGCGGCAGACCGTTGCGACTCTGATCCGGGCGTTTGCGTTTCAGCAACAGTTGGGGCAGCAGAAACTGCCGTATCGGCCTTCACCTCACGACCGAACGAGACGCCTGCACGCGAAGCGCGCTCCAGCTCGGCGCGCGACCAGCTAGTGCTCGAACCGTCTTCCTGATTGGTGACATGAACCGTACCGTTCTTGTCGATCTTGTTGATGAAATACTCGTGCCCAGCGGTCGAGTAGCCGATGTCGGCGGATGGACGAACGAAGTCACCGACATTGGCACCCATCAGCTTGCGAGCGCGGTTTACGTGCCCAGTGACATTGGGGTCAGCCTTGATCTGTGGGGCGTCCTGCACTGGCGCAGGCTCAGCGACAGCTGTATCGGGCTGCGAAACCTCAGCCTTTGGCACGACCTCGAAGCGACGACCGTTCAGCTTCACCTCATGGGTGTCTGCCAGGTTTTTCTTGGCAACGTAGGCGTCAGCCTTTTCTTGGGTGCCGAACCACTTCGGCGCCTCTGCCTGGGACTGCTCAGCGGTCACCGGCTCTGCTGCTGGCTGATCGGTATTTTGCTCAACCTGCTGCGCAGGCTGCTCGGCTACCGGCTCGGTCACTTCTGGGGCGGACCTGGCGGCGATAGCGTCGATCGCTGCCTCTACCTTCTTGCGCTCGGTGACCAGCTTCTTGTCCCAGCCGGTGCTCTTCGCCTGCCTGGCAAGGTACTTCAGCCGCTCGCGCAGCTCCGGCTCGTCCATCTGGTCGTAGGTCTTCGGCTCACGACGGGCGGGCTGCTGCTGGTCGCCTTGCGCGCGTTCCTGCTCGACTGGCGCCGCTTCGGTTACCTGTTCAGGCTGTGCCTGCTGGGTTTCTTCAACGGCGGGCGCGGCTTCTTCGGCGGCCTTGGGCATCTGCTCGGCAGGCTGAAGTTCGGACTGGCTGACCTGGAAGCGGTTGCCTTCCTGGTCGCGCAGCAAAACCTCGCCGTCGGCATAGCCTTCGATCGTCGCCTGGAATGGCTCGACCCCTGCCGGAGCAACGTTGATCGTGGAGCCGGTTGGCCCCATGAATTCCTCAGATTTGGGCGTGGCCGGCGTAGCGCTCGGTTCAACGCGGTCGGTTAGCGTCGGGATTTCGACGCCGGGCTCTACAACGTCGGTAAGCGTGGGGATTTCCACGCCTGGGCTCACAACGTCAGTCAGGACCGGGATGTCTACACCCGGTGATACAACATCGGTGAGCACTGGAGGTTCAGCGACTGGCGCTTTCTCCAAGGCGCGGCCAAGCGGGCCGGATGGTGCAGGCTGCGACTGGGCCGGGGCAGCTTCCGCTGGCGCTACTTCGGCCTGCTGCTGTGCCGGCTGGGTGTTCGGATCGAGCGCGGCGCGGGCCTCGGCATCCGCCGTGGTGCTTGGCTGCGCGTTATCGACCTCGGCTTCCATGGCCTCGCCCAGGCGAGCCTCGGGGCTGCGCATGGCTTCGCGCGCACGGCGCCCGCCGTCCACACCGGCACGCATGGCCACGCCAGCGCCACCGCCTACGATCATGCTGTCAATGATCTGCTCGCGCGCCTGCGCCCAAGTCATGTTCGGATCGATGGTGCCTTTGTCGATACCGGCTTGCAGTGCGCCGGTAATGCCTTCCTGCACCGACTCGGCAAGGCCAGCTTTGAACAGGCCGCTGAAGAAGTTCTTGCCCGGCGCCAGGATGGCATGAACAGGCAGCGCGCTCGGGATGGCCTCGGCGGCTGCCTGGGCTGCTGCATAGGCGCCAGCCTCGTTCGGGTTCAGGCCTTTCTCACGGCCTTTCTCGTAGCTCTGACCGTAGACCTGGCCGCCGATCATGCCCAGCGTCATGTTCGGGTTGCGCGTCACGATACCGGCCAGCAATGCCGGCGCCATCTCGGCGGTAGAACTGATGATCATGCTGCCGTACTTGGCGAGCGGGCCGTCCGGGTTGATCTCGGCGCGATCCTTGCGTGCATCGGTGGCCAGGTCGATACCCTTCTGCGCCACGGCGTTCGGCTTGATGCCGTTCATAACCTCCTGCTGTTCCTTGGAGAACAGCGTGGGCGCATTCTCACGAAGGTAGCGAGCGGTGTTCGAGATGTCGGCCATCTCGCCGTTTGGCAGGTACGGCACCTGCACAGTCATCAGGCCGTGCTTGTTCGGCCCCATGGTGATAACGCCGTCTTCCTGCAGCTTCTTCAGCACGCCCAGCTTTTGCGCGTTGAAATACAGGGTGTTGTCGTCCACCCCTTCGCCCAGGTAGCGCAGCAGGCCGCCCGCCGCTTCCTGGAAGTTGCCGGGGATGTTCGACAGGGCCTTGCCGGTCGCCGACCAGAAGCCGTCAGGGCCTTGGGCCTGGTCGCCAGTTCCTGGCAGCTTGGACTGCGCGGCGGCGATCTGCTCGGGAGTGGCCAGGCTGTAGCGGCCAGGCTCCGAAGCGTTCATTTCGGTCAGCATGTCCTGGGCGAGCTTGCGCTTACCTGCCTCGTCCAGCTGGCTGGGCTGCATGGCGCGATCTGCGTCAGGGCCTGGCAGCATGTCGGTCGGGGATGGCATGTCACCAGCTGGCGACTGCATCACCTGGCCATTGGCGCCAACCAGCGGAACGCCTTCGAACTTCGCAGCGCGCTGCATGACCTCGTTGCCATAGGCTTCGGTCTTCTTGCCCCACTGCTTGCGATCGGGGCCGGCGAAGTGCTCGCGCACCGCGTCGATCATCGAGTAGCCCTTGCCCAGGCGCTCGGACAGCTGCTTGGCGGCGGCATCGATCGACTGCGCCGGGTCATAAGGGTTGATACCCATGCCCTGGGCGGTGCTGTCCAGGTACTGCATCAATCCCTTGGCGCGACCCCACTTCGTCTGCTGGCCCAGGGCACGAGGATTGAACCGGGACTCTTGGTCGGCCAAGCCCAGCAGGATATTCACCGGCACGTTGTATTTCTGGGCTGCACCCTCGAACAGCGGCATCAGGTCAGACGGCGCACTGCCAGCCTTGGCCGTGGTCGGCGCCCGCTCGGGCTCGCTGAATTTGAAGTCTGGGATGCCGAGCGATTGCTGCTGTTCGGACAGTACGTTCTCAAGCGGCGACAGAGGGGCGTTGGCCACGGGCGGTCCTCAACGATAGATCAGGGTTTGTGTCTTGCTGTCCCAGAAAGGGACGCCTTTTCCGGATTGTACCGGAGTGGAGTCTGCTGGCGCACTTCCTGGTGTTGCGGTTTCGCCACCGCGCGCCTTGTCCACCTCGGCCATCATCTCCTGGGCTTTGGCCACCTGCTGCGATACCGGCAGCTCCGCGAAGTCCAGGTCGCTCTTCGAAAGAGCCGCAATGTAGCCGTCCAGCCGATCGGTCGTGGACTTGGAACCACGCTCCACGCCCAGGAGCTGTGGATAGACAGAGCTGATGTACTTGTCGTCGTAGCCGCGCGCCTTGAGCGCTCCAGCAATGGCGTTGGCGTCCTTGACCTTCGTGCTGTTGCCACCATTGCGCCGCTTCTCGGCTTCTTCCGCCTGACGCAGCTGCGACTGGTTGGCCTGGCTTTCCAGGGTGTTCTTCTGCTGGATGCCCAGCTTGGTCACATCGCGCTGGAATGCGCGGCCTTCCTTGGCAAGATCGGCGCGGGCAGCATTGGCCTGCTTGAGCTGGTCCATGCCGTAGGACAGCACCTCGGTAGGCGACAGGGCGTTGAGACCGAGCCGCGCCACGTCGTCACCGTCGTAGTTCTGCGTGGTTTCCTTGCCGTTGGCATCGCGGAACGTGATGGCGTAGCCAGTCAGCTGGCCTTTATCGTTTCTCAGGTCGTCGATCTTCGTGGCGGTCATGCCGTCATCGAAGTAGCCTTGCTGGTTGTAAGCGGCCATCAAGTTGGTCTTGAAGCCTTCGCGATCGCCAGTCTGGAACGAGCGAACGGCGCCGGCCCAGGCCTTGGCGCCCTTCTTGACGTTTTCGTCTTCCATCCATTTGCCCAGCGCCTGGGCCTTGTCCAGCTGACCAGTCTTCGCCCAGTATTCCTGCATTTTGGGTACGCTGGTCTTCATGTAGTAATCCATGAAGGAGCCGGTCTGCTTTTCAGCGGCGGCAGTCGCCTCGTCGTGCGTGTTGTAAGACTTCCCGCCGACGCTGTAGGTCGGAACGGTGCTGGAACCGTCTGGCGAAGGTTGCGAGCCGACGTTGACCAAGCTGCTGATATCTGACTGGCGCGCGGATCGCGCCGCGTCAGCGCTGCTGCGCATGGTGTCGCGCAGCTCCTGCTTGTCGTTCACGTCCTGCTCCAGCTGCTTGAACTGCATGTCACGCAGGCGCTTGCGATCCTTGTTGTCGTCCACCTGCTGCTTGAAGGCCGCGCCCTTCATGTATCCATCCATGAATGCGCCGATGCCGATGCCGAAGTTTGCCATGTGCCTTCCTCAGAATATTTTCTTGAACAGAGCCATCGGAGCACCGCCCTTCTTGGCGTTTTTCCAGGCGTTACCGAAATCGAGCGTGGTCAGGTTGCCGAACGTCTTCATGTCCGAGTTGATGCCCAGCTCGTTGTCCTTGTCCCC